TCACGAAATACCGGAACCCTGAGACCGGCATGGTTCGCCTGAGGAAGAGCGAGCTAGACGACGCTTTCCAGCCGGTGTTACCGGTTGGAGAGATCCGGTCCGAAGCGCTCAGTTTTCGGTAGACGGCATAAAAACGGACCGGACCCGGAGAGCTTCAGCTCAATCCGAATCCGGCCCGTGGTCCCGACGAAGGTAACCAAGGAAAGGGTCTCACACATGCTCTTCAGCGACAAGCCATGCCGGATTCCCCGGTCGGGGACGTTCGACTTCGCTACTGAGGTGAACGCCGTTTACACGGTCGGGCGGGATCACGTTGGGCGCGCGCTCGAAGACCTTCTTAACGACACCGAAGAGGTTTCCGGCGATATCGAGACGTTCGGCGTAGGTGTGGCCGGTCGCCGGTTGAAAGCCGTTTCATTCTCGGATGACCACCGGGCTATCGTTCTCGATCCCCGCGACCCGTACCAGGCTGATTGGGTCCGGCGAGTCTTCGAGAACGCGCGAGAGATCATTTTCCACAACTCTCCCTTCGACATCCCGAATCTGTATATCAATGGCCTGATTCGGTACGAAGACATCAAAAAGGTCACGGACACGCTGATTTATGCGCGTCTGGCGAATCCTGGCGAGCGCGTACGGAAGCGGCTCGCGGAGTGCGCGGATCGGTACCTGAACACCGGCAAGGGTGACGAACTCGCGAAAGCCTTCAAGGCTCTAGGGCTTTCATCGAAAGACGGCTTCCGGATGTTCGACCTTGACCGGCCGATCTATCAACAGGGTGCAGCTTCGGACCCCCTGATCACTCACCGGCTCCGGAATGTTGTCCGGAAAGCGGCTCTCACGCGCCACACGACCGAAAACCCGTTCAAGACGCGCGGTCTCAGCGTGCCGGAAGCGAAAGAGCTAGTTGAGCGTGAGCAGAAGATCAATCGGTTCATCACGCTTCCCCGTACCTGTAAGGGCTTTCGCGTTGACTTCGACTACCTAGAGCAGTATCAGGAGACGAACGCGGCAGAACTCCGGGACGCGGAACAAGTGCTAGCTGAGCTGAACATCAGGCCCGGCTCCGGCCCCGATCTCGCGAAGGTGCTGATCGACCGGGGAGAGATGCCGGAAGACTTCCCTCGGACGGACAAGACGAAACAGCCTTCGATGACTGCCGACAACATCGAAAAGCTTTCGTCTCCGGTTGCTCGAAAGTTCGTCCGACAAAAGCAGATTGAGAAGATCGGGAAGGACTATCTGAAGAAGGTTGTCGATCTCGCTCACGAAGGACGGATTCACTCTCAGGTCAACCTTCTGACTGCCGCTACCGGCCGGATGTCCTACGGGGAACCGCCTTTTCAGCAATTCTCCGGTCCGGCTCGCGGGATCGTGCTCGCCGACGAAGGGGACGCGCTCACCTCCGTTGACTTGTCTCAGGGTGAGCCGGTCACGATCGCGAACGCGGCTCACGACATGGGGGTTCTCGAAGGCTACGAAGCCGGAACCTCTGATCTGTATACGGAATTGGGCGTCAAGGCGCGAATGTTGCCGGTCGGCACGACCACGCTCGATTGCGAGATGGACAAGTCTAAGAAGCTGATCCGGGCGCAACTGAAGCAAGCGCTTCTAGCTCAGCTTTACGGGCAGGGTCTCCCGCTTCTTACCGCGAAGCTTGGACTTTCACCGGAGCCGTTCGGTCCGCCGTCGGATTGGGAAGTGAGCAAGCGCGGATACGACAAGGGGAAGCTTTACCCGAAATACGCTCAGGCGGCTTATCTTCGGGAACAAGTCTATGCCGCGATGCCGGAGACGGCTAAGTTCATTGGGACCTTGAAGGGTCTTTCAACGAAATACGGCAAGATGATTACCATTTCGGGTCGGGTAGTTGATATCCCGTACTCGAAGGAATTCGGCCGGTACGCGGCACACAAGGGGGTTAACTACTTCTGCCAGGGTGGACAGTATGACCTGATCGCGGATGCACTGATTCGCATCATTGACGCTGATCTGCACGAAGCTATCTATCTCATGCTTCACGATGAACTCGTTACGTCCACGTCAGCTAGTCGCGACATCCGTAAGATTCTCGAAACGCCTTCGGAGAGACTGTGTTTCTGGGCTAAGCGTCGCCCGATCCTCCGAACGGACATGAAAGACCTAGGCGAAAGGTGGGCGGACGCTTGATCGGAAACGACAAGTTCGTAAGTCTTTTCGGGATGGTTCCCGCTGGTGATCTCGAATCCCTGATTCCCGTTGTGAGTAACGCGGTTCGGGAAGGCATCGCTATCGTTCTCAACCACCCGGGAACGAAGAAGCCGCTGTGCATCCTGACTCCGGCCGACCGGAACAAGGCTGACAAGGCGGCTCGCGATGCCGCCGCGAGCATGGGCGACCCCCGGTGGCACATGCGGAAGCACGATTGCGGACTCTCGCACGCGCTCACGGTGGAATCGTTGGGTGGAGATCCGGCGAAGGTCCGGACGAAGGTCGGCGCCGTTATCCGGCGCATGACGAAGGTTCACGGGGCTACGCCGAACATCGGTGTGGAGGTAGGGCTTTCGAACCTTCTCGTCGTGGACGTGGATACTCAGGCGGAAGCCGACGGGTTCGCGAGCGATTGGGGTAAGTCCACCGGGGACCGGCTTCCGGGCATGACGGTCTCTTCCCCCGGGAAGAAGAACGAAGCCGGGAAGTGGGTTCACAAGCACGGTGGGCACTACTGGTTCACGATTCCGGCCGGAGTCGAAATGCCTGCCGGACAAGGGATCTATAAGGCCCCGGCCGGTTGGGTCGCGATGTGGAACCGTCATCAGGTTCTCGTTCCGCCGTCGGTCCGCGAAGAAGGCCCTTACGAAATCGTCGGACAGATCAACGTCGGGCCGGAATGGCTTACGGGCCGGTTAGTTACGGAAGCCGAAGCTCGAATCGACCGGGCCGGTAAGAAGTCTCAGCTTCCCGACGGAACCGGCGACATTGACCAGTATTTCGCGGCTCTGCCGTGGACGGATCTCCTTCTGCCCGAAGGATGGGAAGACACCGGATTGGTTGACCGGTGCTCTTGCCCGGTGTTCACGGCTCCGGGCGACCACTCTTCGCCGAAGTCGGCTACGGCTCACGATGCCGGATGCAACCGGCCCGAATTCGATGCCAGTATGGGACACTGGCCGATTCACGTCTGGACGGACACCGGCCCGGAATGGCTTCAGGACGCGATCCGGCGCACGGGTCACAAGACGTTCACGAAGCTTCAGTGGCTCGCGTGGCGCGACCACGACGGAGCTTCGCGCGCCGTTCTGAACGAACTTGGTTTAAACGCCGTGGACGAAGAGTTCTCCGGCGCCTACGTGCCGGACGACTTCGAGAGCCCGCTTGCGAAGTCCATGCGCGAGCAAGCGGAAGCCCTGAGCGCGCCGGAGACGGCTTCGTTCGACCCTTTCGAGACGGCCGGACCGGGGGGAGGTGAAGAAGCCGCACAGACCCCGACGGACGCCGGAGCGAGCGCGCCGGAGCCTGCCCCTTCCGTTGACCCGGTGGAGGCGTTCCTAGGTCAGCTCAAGAGTTCCGAAGAGCTGGAATCCATCGAAGATCCGGAATTCCTGATCGAAGGAATCATGGATCTCGACACCGTGACCCGGATTACCGGAAAGTCGGGACACGGTAAGACTTTCGTGATGATGGACATGTCCGCGTGTATCGCGATGGGTCGCCCGTGGCATGGGTACCCGGTCACTCAGGGGCTTGTCGTCTACATGGTGGCGGAAGGTGCTCGCGGATGGCGGAAACGGCTCCGGGCATGGGAAAAGCGTTACCTTGACGGCGCTTTCATCCCGAAGGAAGCCCTGATGATTCTGCCGATGCCGATTCAGTCCACGAACCGGGAAGAGTGGAATCTGTGGCGCATGGCGCTTTCTCGGCTCAAGCCGTCTCTCGTCATCATGGACACGCAAGCGCGTGTGACCGTAGGCGTTGACGAGAACGACGCGAAGGAAATGGGTATCTTCGTGGAACGGCTGGAACAGATCAGGCGCGAAACCGGCGCTTGCGTTGTGACGGTTCACCACTTGGGGCACGAAGGGCAACACGGCCGGGGATCGACGGCCGTTGTCGGCGCTCTGGGGTCTGAGATCCGAGTGAAGAAGACGGCGCCCGGAAAGCTTCAGGTTGAGTGCGAAAAGATGAAGGACGCTGAGGAATTTGAACCGATCAAGTTCGAACTTGAAACGGTAGTTCTCGGCGAATCGCCGTCTAAGAAGCACGATTCAGCTATCTTGAAGCGGGACGGATGGGATCCGTACGCCGATGAGTTCGATGCGCCGGAACAGGTCGCGGAAAAGGATTCCATCGAATATCGGATTATTCGCTACCTGTGGCACGAAAAGTACATGACCGGCGCAACTCAGACCGAAGTGCGTAAAGCGCTTCGCGATGACCAGATGATGAAGTACGGAGACACGAAGGGGCTTTCAGACGGAAACGTTAACAAGGTGTGGCAACGGCTGATTGAAGAGGAAAAGATCGAACCGAAGACCGGTCGGGTGACCCGGACGGGCGCGTTCGTCACCTCCGAAGCCGTTGTGAAGGCTCTCGGCGTTCCGTTGCTCCGGGTGGCTCCATCACTCCCCCCGGCCGGGGGGATCGCGGGAGACGACACGTCAGAGCCGGAGGAAGGCGAAGCCGGAGCCGCCAACACGGCTTGAGCGAGCGAGTTCACTCCGGCCGATTCCGGAGTGAACTCGCTACCCCGGCCGGGGGTGAGTGAACTTCTGAAAGTTCACTGAGTTCATTCGTCTCCGGCCGGAGTGAACTTTTTGGACATAGCCTCTGACCAGGGCCGATGAGAAAAAGTTCACTGAGTTCACTTCTTCACACAAAAGTTCACGAACCCGGTATTCACTGAGTTCACTCACCCGGGGGGGCTAGGAACTAGCCCCCGGGTGAACTCAGTACCCAAATCGCTCAGGCACCAAATCCTGAAGCGCACCGGCCGGGGTGAAACCGGCTCCGGCACAGCACATCTCAGGTACCGACGAACGAAAGGTGTTGCGAGACATGGTTAAGACCTACGCGAAGGGTCGTGGGCTTGAGTACGACGTGATCCACGACCTGAAGGCGAAGGGCTTCGAGACGATGCGTGCAGCGTCGTCGGCCGGAGCGATGAAGATTGACGTTCTGGCCGTTCGACCCGGCCGGGGTTATCACGTGGACGAAGGCAACATGGCGGATTGCGTGTGCCATTCTGACGTTCTGACGATTCAGGCGAAGTTTTCAGCCAATATCGGTTCTGTGGAGTGGAACACGCTCTTGGAGTGGTCGCGCATCATTGTTGCTACTCCGATCATGGCTCAGCGCGGACCACGCGGGACGAAGGTCGTTTACACGGAACTTCTCCTTCCTCGGAAATTCGGTGAGAGATTGCGCCCGGATCAGTACCGGCCGTACGTGTTTCGTGTAAACTCTAGGCATGACTTCCCCCACGCCTGAGGATCACCGGAAATTCGAAGCTGATCTGAACGCTTACCTGATGTCGGCTGAAAAAGTGCCCGTTACGGCAATTTTCAGCTCCGGTAACATTGCGGTCTTTTTCGGCGTGTCTCCGTCGGTTGTTACCAATTGGGCCATCCGAAACAGTGAATTCCCGCGTCCGCTACGTCAAGGATCGACGTATGGCCTTTACGACATCCGGAAGGTAGTTCAGTGGTGGATTCACTGGAACCCGGAGAATGGTCGGAAAGGTGGGCGCCTTCCTGAGAACTGGAAAGACTACCTGAATTAATGGCTATTCGAGTCTTCCGCTGTGACAAGTGCGAAAAGTACAGTTACGGCACGTCAATATGTAATTGGTGTAAGGCGTGGGACGATTACCGACGAAGGGAGTACGGAGATGGTACTTGGTATTTTGATTCTGGGTATTGGGATCATCGTGATATTCGCTCGATTGGCGAATACGGCGCTCCGCATCCGGAACGAAAAGCTCAGGCAAGCCGCGATTCGGGTTCGTACGCAAATCGCTTCCGAGCGATTTTCCGGCGAGCGAGTTCCAGAGCCCGACATCAGCGAAAACGATGAATGGCCGGTGCTCTGATGCCGACTCCGGCGCAAATTGCGCAGAACAAGCCTAAACCGAAGCCCACTTCGATCAGTGACCCGACGCACGATCACGAACCCGAGAAAGAGCAGAAATACTAATGGCGAAGATGAACATCAATTCGGAGGCGGCCGACAAGAAAGTCGGCATGACTCTCGGCGAGCTGAAAGAGTTCCTCCGGCTCACTGACGATTACAACTTCGCTCCGGAAGACCTGATTCGAGTCAAGATCGGGCTCAACGGGCAGATTCAGAGAATCGAGACGCGATAATGCGAAGCGACCGTTCTAAGGGTCAGGATACGACCGTTCTTCAGGCGAACGCCCCTGAGAGCAAGATCGTAGCTCTTCAGGGCAAGCTCTACGTCTTGGAGCCGAAGGAGGATGGTTCTCCGGGCTTCAGGACGACTCCGCTTCCGGCTCTTCAGAACGCCGATTGGATTACTCGGAGCGATCCGGAGCAATTCGAGTGAACCGGCTTGATCATCCGTTCCGGTGGCATTTCGTGGTCGGTCTTGGGCTGACTCTCGGAATCGGTGTCGGAGTGCTGATCTTCCTTCTAGGTCTCGGGTTCCTGTGCTGGAACGGGACCGGCGGATTCTGGTTCTGGGATTTCTGATGAAAAAGCCTCTCTGTGACGTTTACATGTGCAGAGATCGGGCTTATCGAAGAATCTGGTTCGAACTGAACACGTTCTTCATGGGTCGGAGATACACCGTAGGTCTGAACTTCTGCGGAACTCATCTGAAGCGACAGGAAGGATTAGTGAAAGGCGCTCAGATCGTCGGAAGTATGCACATTGACGACTGGCGAGTCTCACAGTTCGACTGAACACGAAAAAGCCCCCTCCGGTCTCCGGAGGGGGCTTTTTGCGGCTCTAGTTCTGCTCAACCATGTCATTGCCTTCCGGGCACTTCGGAAGACCCATGTCGAGCCACGTACGGGTTGTACGGACCGTGTATCCGGCACACCGGCAGAAGTCCGTTTCACACTGAACCTTGATCATGCGTGCTTTCTGCTTCGCCGGACCCGAAGAAATCCGTCCGCCTCCGGCCGCTGGAACCGGCTTCCCGTCCGGGCCGACCGGGCTCTCTTCGAGAATCCCCGTGATGTCCACCTGAGCCCCGGGGTATTCGCCCAACGAAGCCGCGATCATTTCGAGCTTCATCAGAAGGTCACCTTCGACCGTAGTCGCGGTCATCTTCCCTGAAAGGCCCAATTTCACAGCGGCTTCAGCGAACCGGCCCCGGTGTCCATCCTGGTTGTTCAGAGCCGCGTGAATGAGTTCGTGGATCAGCGTTCCGAGCATCTTGCCCGTAGAAGCGTGCTCCGGCGAGATCCAAATCTCGTTCACCTTGTCGGCAGAACACGAAGTGTGGAGGCAGACTCCCAAGATCGTCGCGTTCTCAGCGCGAGCGCCATCCGGACCGAAGCCGACGGCGATACGAAGCTTCTCCGGGATGGGGAAGCCAATTTCCACGAACCAGGGGCGCATAATCGCGGTAGCAGCCTGAAGCCACGATTCGCGCTCGCCGTAGGTCTTCTGAGTCTGGTTCACGGTGTCGGTCATTTCTGTTCCTTACTTCGCCGGGTTGGTAGTGAAGACTCTACACGCCCCGTGTAAACGGGTCAAGTCCTGAGCCTGAGCACGTGCAACCTCCTTGCGCGCCGGACCTAGGCGAGCCCCTACAGAGACAGGTATATGCGCCTATCCTTGGGGCATGACTCAGCCCCGACGAAGCCCTAGCCGTACTGGACGGAAGGAACGTCCATCCGGTGATCCTGCACTTAAGACGTATGAATGGGCTAAAGCTAAAGCTCATTGGAGGAAACCACAGAACCGTAAGAACTGTGCAGTATGTGGGGGGAGTATTGATTATGACGGACCCTTCTACCTCCCCCCGGGTAGAGGTAGGGGGGGAGTAAAGAACCCCCGGTATCTGCACGTTGGGCACATCGTGGGTAGACATCAGGCTAGGGCTATGGGCTGGACTGAGGAACAGATCATGGCTATATCCAATACTCAGCCTGAGTGTGCAACGTGCAGTAATAGAACGGGCGCACAGTACGGTAATAGGATTAGGCGCACGCTTACTGCATTACCTACTATCTATCCACGTACCACGCTAGACCAGAGTAGGGAGTGGTAATGGCTGACAACGGGCGACCTATCCCATTCATTGTGATCAATGACGATACGTTGATACCTTTCATTGATTCACTCGATAGTAATATTGATACAGGCTTAGTAATTAATATGGTGCAACCTTCGATAGATATTCTAAATAAATCTATCGAACAAATTATTATTGATGCGCTCGCGAAAAACGCGCGCAACCCGGGGGATGGGCATCGTGAAACTGGCCCGGACGTAGACCCCGCGACCGATACAGTTTTTTCCCACGATTTGAAGGGCCGGTGACGCGTCGCATGGCTCTGTACCAGCGAATTTGCACGGTCTGTAAAGATCCCTTCGATACGGATCAACCGACCCGAATCAACTGTGAACGGTGTTCTCCGCCCCGGAGGAAGGTTCCCCGGGAAACCGTGATTCCTCTGCCCGTCAACCGGCCCCCTGACTACGTTCCTCCGGCCGCACAGACCCCGAAGACTTCGGCGGAGCCGGAGAAGTTCGGCGAGCTTGAGGAACGCATCCGGACCCGGCTCGAAGAGATGGCGCTTCTCGAAGATTGGCGCGCTGAACTCGCCCTAGGGCTCGCTCGCGATTTAGACCGGCCGGGGGTAACCGGCGCTCCGCGAACCAGCATGACGAAGCAACTCTTTACCCTGATGATGGAATTCGAAGGGAAGATTCCGCCGAAGGCTGACGATCTCGATCTTCTCGGCGCCGACGTAGACAGGCTGAGGGACAACGCGTGACGGAAAGAACCATTCCCTATGTCCAGCATCCTTCGACGCTATGGGTTCCAGAGCGTAAAGGGACGTACGGAGACGTAGCTAATGACTTCGGGGATAAGTTCGGCATTCCCCGGGACCTAGAGCAACGCCGAGACGTTGACGCGGTTATGTCATTCGGTCCCGGTGGCCGGTGGCTCACGCTCGAAGTGTGCATGATCGAAGGAAGGCAGAACGGTAAAACGAAGTCGGTAATGATGACTTCAATGCTTACCGACTTCTTCCTTCTGTCGTGGAAGAACCCGGACCGGTTTATCTGGACGGCGCACCTTATGAAGACCACCACGGACTCTTTCGAGTTCGTGAAGCTTCTCATTGACACTTACCCGGAGCTTTCTCGTCGGGTCAAGGAAATCAACGAGAGTAAGTCCGAAATCGGAATCGTTCTGATGAATGGTTCTCAATTGGATTTCCTGGCACGTGTCGGTGGTGGTGGTCGTGGTCTGTCGGGAACGAAGCTCTTCTTCGATGAAGCGCTTTTCTTGAAAGCTCTGAACATGGGTTCGCTGATCCCTACACTGTCCAGTAGGGATAACCCACAGATCCTTTACGGTTCGTCGGCCGGTATGGCAGACTCCGATCATTTGCGCGCGCTTCAGAAGCGCGGAAGGCGTGGGGGAGACCCTTCGCTAATCCTGATTGAGTACCGGGCGCCCGGTTCGTGGGAAGAGCCGACGTGCGCGAAGGGAACCGCTTGCACGCACCTACACGGAGATGAATCGAACTGGGTTCAGCGTTGCGGGTGCGGACGGGAGAATCATCGGCATGATCCCGAACTCTTCGTTCCGACAGGCGTTTTCGACGGATGCGCTATGGACAACCCCGAAAACTGGCGAGCCGCCAATCATTCCATCGGCGCCGGACGTATGCGAGAAACGTTCGTAGAAGCGGAGTCTCGTACTCTTCGCCAGAACCCGGAAGGTGTGCTTGAGTTCGGCCGCGAGCGCATGGGGTGGGAAGAGCTAGGGCTTGAGACGATGGACCCGGACAAGCTCTCTAAAGTCGTGTGGCAGAACCAGGCTGACCCGATGTCGGAGATTGACGGCGCCGTGGTCTTCGCTATCGACATGACGCCTTCCGGATCTCATTGCACGATTAGCGTTGCCGGGTGGCGCGAAGACGGTTCCGTTCACATGGGAGTGATTGCCCACGGCCGGGGTTCATCGTGGGTACCTTCCCGCCTTGTCGAGCTTATGGCGAAGCACGACACGATCTGTGGGGTTAAGTGGCAACCGATGGGAAACGCCGTCGGTGGGATGAGGCAGGCTCTCAAGCAAGCCGGGGTGAACGTCGAAGAAGTCACGCTCACGGAGTACGCCGAAGGTTGCGCCGCGTTTAAAGAGCGCATGATGAACGGTACTCTGTGGCATACGGGTTCAGAGCTTTTAGACACCGCGTTCGAAAACTCCGTGAGAGTTGTTCTCCCGGAAGGCGGATGGAGATGGGGACGGAAGAAGAGTTCCGGTGACATTTCGCCAATGGTCGGATGTACGCTCGCGGTTCTGGGAGTGGACGAGAACGGCGAAGCTAATCCGAGTGTTCTTTATTTCTAGGGAGGTTCGCGCGTGGGCTTGAAAGATTGGCTCAGTAAGCGCTTTTCGGCTCCGGGTATCGAGCCGTCCGGGGCTTCGGTCCTAACCACAACGTACGGGATGAACGGGAACGAAGCGATCCTTCCGTCCCTGGTTTATGCCGCTACCGAAGCGTACATGGGAAACAGTGTCGTCTATGGCGCGATCCTTGCTAGGATCTCGCTCTTCAGTGAGACGACCTTCTGTTTCCGAAATCTGAAGGACAAGAGTCTTTCCGGTTCCTTCGAGCTGGACGGCCGGAGGAACACGGCGCTCCGCAAGCTCGAAAACCCTTGGCCTAACGGCAGTACCGGCGAACTTCTCGCGCGCATGATGCAAGACGCGGACCTAGCCGGTAACGCCTACATCTGGGACGCGGGAGAACGTCTCGTCCGGCTCCGGCCGGAATGGGTCACCATCGTCTCGGAAGAGAAGTACGATCCTCTCGGCCGTGCGTATCGGGAAGTCGTCGGCTACTTCTACGATCCGCCTCCGGTCGCGGATGAACAGTACGGTGGTCCACAAATCTTCACGGTGGACGAAGTAGCTCACTGGTCTCCGAACCCTGACCCGACTGCACAGTTCCGGGGAATGTCGTGGATTACTACGGTACTTCGCGAGATCGCGGCAGACAACGGCATGACTTCGTACAAAACGAAGTATCTCGCTAATGCCGCGAGCCCGAACCTTCTGATCAAGTATTCACAGAAACTCGGAACCGGCACGGTCAACCGGATTCGTGATCGCATCGAAGCGCGACACGGCGGAGTAGAGAACGCCTTCGGAACTCTGGTTCTGGACGAAGGCGCCGACGTTACGGTGATCGGTAACAGCTTCGAGCAAATGAATTTCTCCACCGTGCAAGCGGCCGGAGAGAACCGGATTCTCATTGCGTCCGGTGTTCCCGGAATCGTGGTCGGCTCGAAGGAAGGTCTTCAAGCCGCTACCTATTCCAACTATGAGCAAGCTATGCGCCGGTTCGCGGATGTCACCATGCGTCCGCTGTGGCGGAGCGCTTGCGCCGCGCTCGCGAAGCTTGTCTCTGTTCCGGTCGGTTCTCAGCTCTGGTACGACGTTAGCGACATCGCGGCGCTTCGTCAGGGTGAGAAGGAACGGGCGGACACGATGTTCATTCTCGCTCAGTCGGCTACTCAGCTAGTAGCGGCCGGGTATACGCCTGAGACGGTCGTAAAGGCTCTCAGCTCTGGGGACATCACCATCTTGGAGTTCAAGCCCCCTGAGCCGCCTCCGCCCCCTCCCGCGAAGGAAATCACCCCGGCCGGGGAGGAACCGGCGCCCGAAGATCCCCCGGCCGGGGCTGACCCGCCTCCGGCTTCTCTTCCCGCGCGAGCGCGTGTAAACGGTCACTCGAAAGGAATGATTCATGTCTGACACTCTCGGCGTTCGCTCCGTGGAACGCGCCGTTGCGCTGGACGACTTGCACGTTCGGTCCGACGGTTCCGGCCGCGTGGTCGAAGCGTATGCCGCCGCGTTTAAGAAGCGGACGGAGATTTACGATCAGGACGGGCACTACCGGGAAGAGCTTGACCCGAAGTCGTTTAACCGTACGCTTTCAATGAAGGGAACGAACTTCGGTGTTCTCTTTAATCACGCTCGCACTGTGGACGGCGAGCCTAATCCGCTTGCTACTATGCCGATTGGTGTTCCGCTTGAGGTTAAGGCGGATGACCACGGAATCTTCACGGCAACGCGATACTTGGACAACCCGCTAGCCGATAACGTGCTGGACGCGATTAAGCACGGAGCTATCCGGGCTCAGTCTTTCTCCGGCCGGTTCATGCGTTCGATGCGGACCTTCCCGGACGGTCGGGGAGGAAAGAACCTCCCGCTGATTACGCGGCACGAAATCGACATGCGGGAGTATGGTCCGGCCGTCTTCGCCGCGTACCCGGACGCTGTGATCCTGGGTACGCGATCGGCCACGCTCGCTATCCGGGCCTTCCTCGCGCTACCGGAGGAAGAGCGGTTAGAGTGGGCTCAGCAATTCGAGATCACGACCACTCCGACGGAACCGGTCGTATCTCCTGATGGCACTCCGGGAAACGGAACCGCCAACGGTGACGAACCGCCTTCGCACTCGTCCCGAAGCGAAATCGCGGAAAAGATCCGCAAGTTCCGCGAAACTCATCCCGAGAGGAAAACTCAGTAATGGGTAACCGCCTTAAGGAGATCCGTACTCGGCAGGCTGAGATTCAGACTGCTCTGAACGATCTCGAAATCATCGAAGACCCGTCCGAAGAGGACGCGCTTCGCACTGAGGCTCTGGTTCAGGAATTCGATGAGATCGAAGCCGAAGCCACGCCTCTTCAGGAACGGGCCGACGCTGTGTCTCGCGTTCGGGCTCTGATCCGCGACGAGAAGAACACCGAAGGCACCGACGGCGCGGGCTCCGCGACCGGCGCCCGGATGGGGAACGGTCCCGAGGTCATGCGCCGTGTCGATCCCTTCGCCGATCTGGACGGGGTTCGGAACGGCATGGTTCCCCCGAACCAGGTTCGTTCCCGCGCGCTCGCCGCTGTCGAGTCGTTCTCGAAGCGGAGCGACTTCTTCGCGCTGGACGACGAAGGCGTGACGGAGGTGACGCGGAAGCTGGAAAAGATGGGGGATCTCTTCGGAACCTCCTTCGCCCGGCAGATTCTCAGCACGGGGTCTCCCGAGTATCTGGCCGCGTTCCAGTCGTATCTGAACGATCCCACCGGGTACCAGAGCCGGGCGGCTCTGTCGCTCACGGCCGCGAACGGCGGATACCTCGTTCCGTTCACTCTCGATCCGACGATCATCCTCACGAACAACGGGGTTGTTAACCCGTACCGTGAGTACGCTCAGATCAAGACGACCACCACGAACGACTGGAACGGCGTCACTTCGGCCGGTGTTACGGCTGAGTGGACGGCGGAAGGCATCGAAGCCGCCGACGCTACTCCGACCGTCGGCCCGCTGAAGATCACCCCGCAGAAGGCGGACGCGTACCTCTTTGGTTCCTACGAAGTTCTCGGGGATTCCGACTTCGCTTCGCAGATGCCCGCGCTTCTCGCGGACGCGAAGGACCGGCTCGAAGAGTCGGCTTTCGCCGTCGGTACCGGCACGCTTCAGCCCTACGGCATCGTTCCCCGGGGAACCGTCGTCGCGGGTGCTACTGGTACGGCCGCGTCCGGCCCGACGGCCGCGAGCGTCTACGCGCTTCAGGCTTCGCTTCCCGCCCGGTGGCGCGGTCCGGCCGCGCGTAACGTGTGGCTCGCGAACCTGACCACGATCAACGCTCTCCGCAACGTCCCGAAGTTCACCGGATCTACTCAGAGCATCGTGGACGACTCTGGCCCGACCCCGACCCTTCTGGGCAAGCCGCTTCTCGAAAGCACGTCGATTACCGGCGCTTTCGCGAACGGTAACAAGGTTCTGGTCTACGCGGACATGCGGCAGTATTACATCGTGGATCGCGTCGGCATGTCGGTCGTTTACGATCCGATCGTTCTCGGCGCGAACCGTCGGCCGACCGGTCAGGGTGCCTGGTACGCCTTCTGGCGAGTGGGCGCCGACGTTTCGACTTCGGCCGCCGTCCGGGTTCTGTCCCTGACCACCTGATCCGTTCCCGACTCAATTCGCTTCGAAGAGCTAAGGATTCGCACAAATGGCGACTACCTCTAGCGCGTCGGGTTCGTCCGGCGCGAAGGCCACTACCACCACGAAGCCGACTCCGGACGTTGCTCCGGTCGTCTCCTCCGATGTCGAGCCGGAGATTGCGGCCGGTCAGTCGGTGGAGGAGACGAAGATTCCGGCCGGTTACGCCGGAACTCTCGGGTTCGATGAGCTGCACGGTGAGCCGGTGGCGGAGAAGCGGGCCGACATCATGGCGCGCGTCTCCGCGCTCGCTCCGCACGTGACGCCGGAATTCGTGAAGGCGTACGGGATTTCGGACGAGACGCTTAAGGACATCGCGGACGGCTTCGCTCCGCCTCCTCCGGCCATCGGTCCGAATCACACTTCGGACCTGTATCTCACCCCGGGCGGGTGGATTCAGGAGAAGCCGGGCCGGACCCCGGGCGAGACCACGGCTATCAGCCGGTGAGTCCCGAAATCACCCCGGCCGGGGATGCGTCCCCTCAGGCGACCCCGGCCGGGGCTTCGGACGGCTTCGGGGCTGAACTCTTCTACCGGGTAACGGCAGAGGTTCAGCATCACGCGCCGTGCGTTCCGGAATGTCCTGTCTGCTATCCCGAAACCCCGGAAGGGGGTACGAAATGACCGTAGGTCTTGCCGCTGCTCACGCGAACGGCATCCTGAGTGTCTACCGTGGAACGGCGCTCACCGCCGTTACTACGCCGTTCATTCAGCTTCACACCGGAGACCCGGGGGCGGCCGGAACCACGTCGGTCTCTGCCGGATCGACTACGCGGAACGCGATTACGTGGAACGCCCCGTCCGGCGGTTCGATGACGCTGAACACGCTCGCCGCGTGGACGAACGGCGGTACGTCGGAAACGATTTCGCACTGTTCACTGTGGGATGCGAGCACTGCCGGTAACTTTAAGCAGAGCTTCGCTCTTACGGCGTCTCAGGCGTGGGTTTCCACGAACACGCTCACGCTCACCACGTTCACGCTGTCGTATACGCCGATCGCGGCGTGACGTGAACCCTCTCGGCCGGTAGGGAGCTTCGGCTTCCTACCGGCCGTTTCGGCTTTAGGGGAGAGTGAGCTATGACGGTTATTACCACGGAGACTTGGACCGGAACCACCGGGGCCGCGTGGCCTTCTCAGTGGGCTACCGGAACCACTGGAACCGGTTCCAGTGCAACGATTCAGACGAACGTCGGCCGACTGACGAATGGTACGGCCGCCGCGTATGCCGGAGCCGGACGGATCAGCCGTCGGCTGACTACGGGCAACATCGCGGACGGGTGCGTACTCTTCCGTTTCCGTTGGCCTACTTCGGGATTGAACAATAACTACGTTGGGTTCTGGTTTCGGTCGAACGGTTCGAACGCGAACCTTCTGGACGGACAACGCGGTTTAATCTTTCAAGCTGCCGCCGACTTCGGCGGGTGGAAACTCACGGCGGCCGACGCTTACGGCGCGCTCTCTGGTTTCACCGAAGTAAGCGTTACGAAGTCGTGGGCTGTAAACCAGTGGTATTGGGTCCGTTTCGGCGTTGTCGGTTCGGATATCAAGGCGCGCGTCTGGAACGACGGAACGAGCGAGCCCTCAACGTGGGACGCGACTTCGACTCAGGGCAACCTTCTAACCGGAACCGGCGCATGGGGTTTCAGCATCGGTCAGGGTGCGAACCCTTCTGCCGTAACTGAATTCGATGACTTCAGCGCGGACACCGCGTTTCCGGCAACGGCCACGAATTACAACGTCACGACGAGTCAGACCGTCACGGCGAACTCTGTCGTTACCGGCGTGGTCGGTAAGTCCGGCGTCGTCTCCGGCACGATCACGGCCGCGAGTCTGGTTCAGGCTCCGGCCGCGAAAACTAGCGCGCTGAAGGATACTTTCAGCTTCGATGATACTTCGAAGTGGGATGGGTACGGAGATCCGAATCTAGCGACTTCAGGCGGACAACTTCGCATCACTCCGGCTCCGTCGTATCCGTCGATCTTCTCGCACAACCAATACAACTTCGTCGGCGACTCCGCGTCGCTTCAGGTTGTCCAGTATCCGAACACCGGTAACGGCACTGTTCAGGCGTTCATTCTTCAGCTCAGGCTTGACGGAAACAACGTCGTTCAGTGGCTTTTCACCGGAAGCTCGATCATTGCCGATTACGTGGTGGGCGGAGCCGGTACGGCGCTCGCTACCGCTACGCCGTCAACTGACTTCAATTGGCTCCGGCTCACGGAGTCCGGTGGAGTCGTCAACTGGGACCGATCCACTGACGGCGTTACGTGGATCAACTTCGCGAGTCAGACTGTGCCGTATGCCAAAACGGCAATGAGTTATTACACGTCGGCCGGTTACTACGGGACGGAGCCGAATCCCGGTGTCCTGATCGTGGACAACCTGAACTTGCCTCCGATCGCGGCATCGGTCTCCGGAACCGCTTCTGCCGGTTCAGCTCTCGTCGGTCAGACCGGCCGGGCTGGAGACGTGTCTATCGCGGAGAACGCCGTTTACACGGTGTCCGCCTCCGTCGGTCAGTCGTCCGGCACGTCGGCGACCACGGCGGCCGGTCACAGCGTCTCCGGCCGGGTCGGACTGAGTTCGACTGTGGCACAGACGATCACGGCCGGATCGGTGATCGGCTCCGGCAAGACTTCCCCGGTCACCGGCACCGAAACCGCTACGTCCACGGTAACGGCGGCTCTCGGCCGCGTGTCCGGCACTACGGCCGCAATCGCGAGCGCGCACGCGGTTTCCGGTGTTGTGGGCAAGGTTTCGGGTGTCATCGGTACCGAGACGATGGTTCCGGCCGTGAGTACCGGTGTTGCGGGCAATGTTTCGCAGACTGTGACCGCGCTCGCGAATGTGGACGGAGCGGTAACCGTTCAAGGTGCCGTGTCGTCTCCCATGAACATCGGCGGATTCCTGTCGGCGGCCGATGGACTCTCCGGCGCCTTCACCGTGAATCAGGCGGTTCCGGTCGGCCGGTTCGTCGTGGTTAACGTCGTAACGAACGGAGCGACCCCGGGCCTGAGTATTGCGGACTCGAAGGCGAATTCGTGGGCGCAAATGGCCTCCGCGAGTCGATCGACCGGAACCACTACTACCGCAACGGCTTTCTATGCGTTCATCACGAACGCGCTCACCACGTCGGATACGATCACCGTAACCCGTTCTACCTCAGGAACTCTCCTCACGTCCGGCATGATGTTTACCGGCGTGAACACCGTGACTCCGATCGACAACGGCGGAGTACAGGCTACGGCGAGCGGAACGAGTGCCACGCCGTCTTCGGGTGCTCTCGCGAATGTCGGATCTAAATCCGCCGTGGTGATGATTGCCGGATTCGGAACGTTCTACATCACGGCAATGCCGGGAACCGGATATACGGAATTCGCCGACGCTTCTTCAATGGGCGCGAACGCTCGCGGCGCGACGGTTGTTTACCGAGACACGTCTTCCGGGGGAAGTTACACGCCTTCGGCTAACTTGGGCATGTCTAACGATTGGGTCGCTATGGGCTTCGCGCTCACGGCTTCCGGCGTTAGTGCCAACGTTTCTCAGGTAACCACGGCCGGTTCTACGGTTTCCGGCTCGATCGTGAAAACGTCCGGCGTTAACCAGATCGTCACGGCGGGTTCGGTGGTCTCCGGCGCGTCCGGCCCGGCCGGGGGAGTCACCGCGTCGGCGAGCGCCGGACACGTGGTCTCCGGCGCCGTCTCTCTGGGCTCGCTCACCGTCTACGGCACCGTGAACGCGGTGGCTCAGGTCTCCGGCCCGGTGGGCTCGATCGCGGCCGTCTCCGGGCAGGCTACGGCCGCTCACACGGTCTCCGGCTTCGTCATCACCGGCCCGTCGGCTCAGGTCTCCGACACCGTGAGCCCGGTGAGCGTCACCGCCGTCCGGCTAGGGAAGACGGCCGGTGTAAACGCCTCAATCTCCCCGGCCGTCCAGACGGTTACCCGTCTCGGGATTCGAGCCGACACGATTGCCGGAGTGGTCATCGCGAGTCACGATGTCCGGCCGTCTCTCGGCGAGCGCGCTTCCGTGACCGGCACGGCTTCCGCGATCGCTACCGTGATCGGAATGGTATTGACCGGCAACGAAGTAACGTCCGGTTACGTCGTCGGGGGAGACGATCAGCGGTATTTCGTGAGAGAGAACCAGGATTTCGAAGCCGGACCCGTAGTTATTGGAGCTGAGTAATTATGCCTCTCGTCGGATCGTCTCTTCCGTTCAAGACGACGGTTTACGATAAGGACCCGAATGCCGGAGGCGTTCTGTCGAACGCGCTTACGGCGTCTCTTGTCGTGACTCTGCCGGACGGAACGACTTCGAACGTGAGCGTCTTGAGTCCCCCGGCCGTAGTTGGCAAGTACGAAGCTAACTACGGTCCGACTCTGATGGCCGGAAGATACGTCGGGCTATGGACTTTCACCTTCGCCGGTGGATTCACGACGAATTACTCTCAGGTCTTCGATGTCCAGCCTCAGGACCCGGGGCTTCTCATCTCGCTTAAGGAAGCGAAGCGTCATCTCCGCATCCCGGAATCGAACACGTCGAATGACGAAGCGATTATGGATTTCGTGGACGCGGCAACGGAGATGGTTGAGTTCTACGTGGGACCGTGCATCCCGCGTACGATCATTGAATACGTTGAAGCTGGACGGACTTTCGCGCTGAAGTGTCCCCCGGTCATCTCGGTTACGTCCATCGTCCCGTATCGGTGGTCTGGTTCCTCGTTCGGTCCGGCCGATGTCATGGTGGACGAAGACGGAGTTATCCGGATGCTCACCACCGGAAGGGTTTTCGGCTTCGGCCCGTACGAAGTTACCTACGTCGCCGGACGCCGGGTCATTCCGGCGAACATCACGCAAGCCGTAAAAATCATTCTCGGCCATATGTGGGAGACGCAACGCGGCGCTTCCGGTCTCCCGTACCAGAATCAGGACAACCTAGCTCCGGTCCCGGGTCAGGGATACACGCTTCCTAACCGGGCTCTAGAGCTTTTGAAGCCGCATGACTCCGGCCCGTCCGTCGGCTGATCGACTATCCTCGGAACAGAGAAAGGAGTGAGACAATGCGAGTCGTGATGTACTCCGTAAATGCGTATCTCCGCGAGACGTGGAAAGCCGTACCGGCTTTCGCGGACGTGCATCTCATTTTCGATGGAATCGGCGTAAGTGGCGCGGGTTCTAGCGATCTTCTGATGCTAGGGGACGACGGAGACCCGGACACTGAGGTTTCGTCCGAATGGAGTCAGAACTACGTCGATCTTGCGCAGAGCCGGAAACAAGAGACCGGCGTAATCCCTTGCGCCATCATCAGTCAGACCGGCGACACGTACCAGCCTTCGGCGGAAAAGCGAGCCTTCGAACTTCTCGCGCTCGCGGTCACTCCACTCGAAACCGATCGCACGATGGGGGGACTCGTCTTTACGTGCGAGATTGCGACTGGCACTAAGAGAACGATCGTGAACTCTCAGGGGCTCGCGATTATTGCCCCTTTCGATATCGCTTACTGGGCATCGGCCTAGAAGGAGGAAAAGACAATGCCTCTCGCGTCACTTCAGAGCATCACCCCGGCCGGGCTCGCTCCGGCCTACGCGACTCCGAACGCGACGGAGCAGATTGTTCCGAACGATCGGCAGTTTCTTCACGTGAAGAACGCTTCCGGATCGAGCATGAACGTCACGATCACTGACCCCGGGACCACTCCGGCCGGTAACGTCGCGACGAACCCCGTCATCGCGGTTCCGGCCGCTGGTGAGCGAATGATCTTTCTGAACATGAACTTGATGAATACCGTGACCGGTACGATTCAGGTCGCGTTCTCGTCTACCACGTCGGTCACGGCCGCCGTGCTTCGAGCCTAAGGAGTCGCCGGTATGGCCTTCTTCTTTATGGAGAACAAGGAATTGGGCGCGAAAGCGGAGTTCCCGGACGAAGACGGGGTGGAGGAATACTGGACGGCTAGGGGATGGGTTCGCGTCGATACACCGATCGAAGAGCCGTTCGTCCCCCGGCCGGAAAATACTCCGCCCGGAGATACCACCTTCGTCACGATGTGGCATCCCGAAGCGCGCGCTACCCACGACTTCCCGAACAACCCCGAAGCTATCTCCGGGGCTCAGGAAGCGGGCTGGACGCTCGATCTCCCGAAGGACGGACCGGAAGACCCGGAGCCGACGAAGGAGCCTCAGACCCCGGCTCAGAGCCGGAAGAGCAAGCCGAAGACCGAACCGACCGGTTCTGAGAAGGGAACGGAAAAGTAAATGGTTGACTCCAATACCGATGGCAGGATTCGAATCTATTCGGTTCCGTCCATCGCGAACATTTCCGCCCCGACCGTGGCGGAGCTGAACGCCGGTACTCAGCTTGACGGGTTGATCACCCCGGATGGGTTGATCGGCTTCGAGCCCGATACCGGCGACGTGGATAACTCGAAGATCAATTCGACGTTCACGACCACCACGGCCGGGCGAGCTTCGTTCTCCGGCACCATGCTCCGTCTGATCAAGCAAGTCGGAACGGATGTCGTTTACAACACTCTGGTTGAGTATTACCAGACGAACATCGTCATTCGCCGAGATGTCGCGAGCGCTACCGCGTGGACGACCGGGGACAAGGTTGAGACCTATCCCGTTCAGTGCGGTTTCGTGCGGAACCTCGCGCCGGAGGCGAACGCGGTTCACAAGTACGAAGTTCCCACGAAAATCACGGCTCAGCCCGCACTTCGGGCCACGGTCGCCTGATGCCTGAGTTCCTGTCGTTTTCGGCCGCGAATGCGGCGGCCGATGCGGGTTCTCCGGGTGAGGCGGCTTACCGGGGGTACTTCGCGAAGTGCGAAGGGAAGTCTCTGGTTTCGGGTGCTCCGCTTCCGCTCTGGAACGATCAGGCGCCGGAGATCCGGGACGCGTGGGAAGCTGCCGCTGATGCGGTTCTCGCGCTATGACGTGGGACGCTGAAAAGCCTCTCGATCGGGCGGTTCTCGAAACCGCCCGATCGTGGGGTGTCTCGCCTTCCCGGCTTCTCGGAGCGGAGCGGAAGAGCGTGACCGTTTACACGCACGATGCTTCCGGCCGGGTGGTCCGGGCTGAGACCACCGAAGAGCCGGAGTGGACTCAAGAGGATATGGACGGCGCGTTTAGCCTCCGGAAGTACGAAGCCGGTCTCTGTCCGAACTGTAAGCACCCGTTATCCGAAACCGCCGACGCTTCACACGAATTCAGCTATCACGCTGGTCTACCGATTCGGTGTCACCGATGTACGGCTCAGGAGATCGCTTCTGAGGCGTACCAGAACGCGAAGAACCCGAACCCTCGTTCGGTGTTCATTCCAATTTCTCTGAGGGGAGAAGAAAATGATCCTGAGGTATGACGACGGAACTTCCGTCCGCGACTGGAACGTTCACCCTGGCAAGCTTCTTTCGCCGGAAGTCGAAGCGATTGAAGATGTCGGCGCTTCCGGGTGGGACACGTTCGATGAGTGGGGACAGAAGTTTATGAAGGGCAACCGGCGCGCGTACCGGGCTCTTCTGTGGATTCTCCTCAAGCGTGAGAACCCGACGCTGAAGTTCAACGAAGTCAGCTTCTCTCCCGATTCCGTGACGTGGGATTTCGACGCGGGAGAGAAAGAGAAGGTCATTGACGCGATCAACGCGGCCGGGGAAGAGCTGGACGAAGCTCAGCGGCACACGCTTACCGAAGTGCTAGGCGGGTTGGCGGGAAAAGACTCCGGGAATCGGTCCGAAACCTCCGACGAGAGTACCGATTCCGTATCGCCGAACGACTCCACTCCGGTCTGAGAGAACAAGATGCGTGGACGATTGAGGAATTCTTCTCCGCAATCGAATACCTAGACACTCACTGAAAGAGAGCCCGCATGTCTGTTGAGATGGACCCCCCGGACATGCGGGCTCTTTCGCGTAAACTGAAGGCGGCCGGTCAAGGCGACCTAGGGAAAGCGCTGAACAAGGAAATCAATCAAGCCGTTGGGCCACTTCGAAAGGCGTTCAAGGCGAGCGCGAAGAAGCGTCTCCCGAAGAGAGGCGGTCTCGCGGACAAGGTTTCGAAGACGCGTTACCGAACTCAGAAGAATAAGAACGGCGTTCGCCTGATTGCGAACAACCAATACGAACTAGAAAAGTTGGATCGAACCGGCATCGTTCGCCACCCGACGTACGGCGGGAAACCGTGGGTTGCACAGCATGTTCAGAAGGGGATCTTCACTGACCCGTGGAACGAGAACGCGGATGACGTGAAAGCCGCTGTGGAGAAGGCCATTACGGAAACGATTAAAAAGATTGATGGTGAGTTCTAATGCCCGTTCTGAATTTCGATGTCCTGTGGCGGGACAAGGGTGCCGAAGAAGGTCTTAAGGGTCTCGGCGATACGGCCGACAAGGCGGGTGGGAAGTTCGGCGACTTCGCGAAGAAGGTCGGGGCTGGTGCTCTTGGCGCCGGAGTCGCGGCCGGTGGTCTGCTGACGAAGGGCTTCACGGACAACCTTGATCTTGAGACCGGCCGGGCGAAACTCTCAGCACAGCTAGGGCTTACGGAAGCTCAGTCGGAGAAGTCCGGCAAGGTGGCCGGTGAGCTTTACGCGAACAATTACGGCGATTCGATGGAGGACGTGAACGAAGCGCTTAAGTCCGTCATGGGCAACATTGACGGAATGCGCAACGCGTCGAACGAGACTCTTCAGGACATCACGAAAAAGGTTCTGAACCTACAGAGTACGACCGGCGAAACCTCAGACGCTATCTCTAATGCCATTTCTCAGATGTTGCGGACCGGGCTCGCCGACAACGCGGACGAAGCCCTAGACATCGTGACGAAGGGTTTCCAGAACGGCGCGAACAAGTCTGAGGATTTCCTAGACACGCTGAACGAATACGGTACTCAGTTCCGGAAGATGGGGATCGACGGCGCGCAAGCTACCGGCCTGATCTCTCAGGGATTGAAAGCCGGTGCGCGAGATGGTGACTTGGTTGCCGACGCGATCAAGGAATTCAGCATCCGTGCAATCGACGGATCGGAAGCCACTAAAGACGGTTTCAAGTCTATCGGGCTCAGCGCGAAGGACATGCAAGCTCAGATCGCGAAGGGTGGCCCTTCGGCGAACAAGGCTCTCGGCGAGACGCTGGACAAGCTTCGTGCCGTGAAGGACCCGGCCGAACGAAGCCGAATCGCCGTAGAACTCTTCGGTACTCAGGCCGAAGACCTGGGAGACGCGCTATACGCGCTCGATCCGTCGTCGGCCGTCAAGGGTCTGGGAGATGTCGCCGGAGCCGCCGACAAGATGGACAAGACGCTAGGCGACACCGGGCAAGCTCGAATCAACGGCATGACGCGCTCTTTCGAACAATGGACTCAGAGCATGGCCGCTACCGACGGACCGCTAGGCGGAGTCATCTCCGGCGTAGTGGCTTTCGGTGGACCGGCTCTCGGGATGGCCGGTTCGGTCGCGTCGATCATCTCCGGCTTCGCTGTGATGAACCCGGCTCTCGTCTTCGCCAAAATTCAGATGGGACTTACGGCCGCCGCAACCGGAGTATGGACGGCGGCTCAGTGGCTTCTGAACGCGGCGCTGAGCGCGAACCCGATTGCGCTTGTCGTGATTGCCATTGCGGCACTCGTCGGCGGATTGATCCTCGCGTATAAGAAGTCTGACACCTTCCGCGCGATCGTGGACGGAGCGCTACACGCCGTCGGAGACGCGGCATCGTGGCTATGGGGCATTGTTCAGGATGTTTTCGGCAAGATCGGTGATGCCTTCGGCAAGGTAGGTGATGCCTTCGGAGCCGGTAAAGACATGATTGTCGGCTTCGTCAAGGATGCCGGAGGAATCCTGATGAAGCTGCCCGCTAAGGGAACTCAGATGATTAAGGGTCTGGGTAACAAGATTACGGGCATGGGCGGATGGCTCGGAACTCAGGTCGGTAAGATCGTTGACCGGGTAGTGGACAAGTTCGCGGGTGCGGGCAAGTGGCTTGTCTCGGCCGGTAAGAACATCGTGAAAGGTCTATGGAACGGCTTCAATTCGCTCACTACGTGGATCGGCTCGAAAGAGCGTGCGTTCATTAACAAGGTGATCGACAAGTTCGACGGCGCCGCACGGTGGCTCGCGAGCGCCGGTAAGAGCATCGTGAAGGGTCTGTGGAACGGATGGAGTGGGCAAGCCGGATGGCTGATTTCGAACGCCGGTAGCTTCATCACGCGGATTAAGAACAAGTTCAGCAACGCTCGCCAATGGCTAGTCAACGCCGGTAAAAACATCCTTCTCGGCCTGAAAGACGGTATGGCCGCTGCTGTTTCGGCGGCCGGTACTTGGGCCGCGAACATTGGTAGCCGGATCGTCGGCGCGATCAAGTCTTACTTCGGAATTCATTCGCCTTCCCGCCTGATGATGGGAATTGGTGGAAACCTGATGTCGGGTCTTGTCGGCGGTATGCTCCGCGCGAATCCCGCGAAGATCGTTCCGAAGGTGTTCGGTTCGATGCCGCGAGCGCTTGAGACGCTGGTGAACCGTGGACTCGTCTCGATCAAGAATCTTCCGAAGAAAGCCGCTAACGCGCTGATCGGTCTCGGCGGCTCGATCGGTTCCCGTGTCGGCGCTGTGTTCGGTGGAGTCGGCGGAAAGATCGGGAACGTCTTCGATGAAGGGGGCGTGGCCGGTGGGGTCGGACTTCTGGGGAAGAACACGATCGAGCCTGAGCGCGTCCTGAGCCCGCGTCAGACGGCCGCTTTCGAGAACCTGGTATCGGTGCTCACTTCCGCCCCGGCCGGGGCTTCAGCGGGTGCCGGAGAGGCTATCGACTATGGGAAGCTAGGCGCGTCGGTGGTCTCCGCGTTCGTTGCGTCGGGGATCAGTGTCCAGATGGATTCCCGAACCGTGGGTTCGATCATCGGTCGTCAAGCTCAGATGTTGGGACGTGCGTAAATGCCTAGGGACAGAATCGAATTCGTAGACCAGATCAGCGCGAACGCGAGCGTCCGGCTTTCGCTCAGCGGGTGGCCGTGGTCGGTGCTGGACAACGGGACTTCTCTCCCGCCTCCGACGCTCCGGCGCGTGACGGTTTCTACGATGCTCGAAGACGGCGGCATCATCCCGGCCGCCGCATACGATAACCGGGTTCTGACGATCCACGTCCAGCTAGACGCGTCTACTCCGGCTGAGTCCGCTGTGCAGCTTCAGCGTTTAAACCGCGAGCTTGATCGGGGGATGAACGTTCTCAGGTGGCAACCCGAACCCTCTACTCCCCCGGTGTATTTCAAGACGTTCCGGGCGCCGGACTACGCGTTCAGCGTTGACCACGGAATCAACCTATACGACATCACTCTCACGATTGCGGCAGAACCGTTCGCGTACGGGGAAGTTGAGACGATTCCGAACGTGCTTGTTCGGAACAATCCTCAGGACCCGGATAACCCGAAGTTCTTCGAGTTGACCGGCGTGAAGGGGGATGTCGAGACTCCGATGGTGATCACGGCCGATGCCGTGATGTGGTACCACCAAACGGTTTTCGCTACGCGTCGGGGCGGGAACCCGTCGGCGGCTCCGCGTGTGCTCGAAGCTGAAGCTATGACGATGGGTACGAATACCGTCGTTACGGCGAGCGGAGCGGCGTACTCCGGAACTAGCTCGAACAACACGGCCGTAACGACTTTCACGACGAACGCGATCACCACGAACCGGCTCAGCGTGACCACCTTCCCGGCAACGCCGTCGGTGGACGTGCGTGGGCTCTATAGGGTCTTCGCCCGTGTAAACGTGTCGGTGGCCGGTACGTCGTTCCAGCTCCGGCTAAATCACGGACAACGCGGGATCTTCAATGACTCTCAGGTCTATACGATTTCGAACCTGAATCGCCCGGTGATGGTGGACTGTGGGCTTGTTCAGCTTCCGGAAGGCTATAACCCTTCTGGCATCGGGCCTTCGAACTCTCCGCTCGCCGTAGCCGGTGGGAACTTCTCGTTCGGCGCTCTGCGGACGGCGGGAACCGGGAACCTGATCTGGGATTACATCCTATTCGTTCCGGCCGATGACCATTTCTGCATTGTCAACTGGGGAACGGTCTCTACCTCTTCGTACGTGATGGACGGCTATAACCGCGCGATCTACGGAATCGACGCGAGCGGCAACGTGATTGACATCGGGGCCGCGTACTTCACCGGAGATCCGCCCGTGGTCTCTCCCGGAAAGACGAACCGGATCACGTATATCAATGACGTGAGTCCGTCCCCCGGTGCTGACGATCAAGTCACGTGGACGACGAATCTCGATCTCTCTTACTACCCGCGCTATCTGTACGTTAGGCCGGTGAACCTGTGACGATTGCCGTTCCCCTGACTATCCGGCTGAAGTCCAGCCGGAAGGACACGGACATCACGAAAGAGGTTCAGAGCCTCAAGTTTCGGAAGCAGATTCCGGGCGGATTCCTCAGCGCTGAGTTCACGCTGAACCGGCCGCTTGACTTCACCCCGGAAGACGTTCGCTATTTCGCGAAGGTCTACATTTACGACGCGCGGCACGGTGGAACGATCTGGGAAGGTGAACTTGAAGACCCCGGCCGGGGCGTTACCGACTCCGGCGAAGTCTGGCAGATTTCGGCCGTCGGAGGCATGGGGCACACGACGGACGAAACGTTCCCGATTATCTATATCGACAAGGGACTAGATAACTGGGTTCGTTCCAAGTATTCACAGGCCATTCGGTCGAAGACGGAATACGGTGAATTGCCGGACGCGGCAACGGCCGCCGAAGACGGAACGCCTACGCTCTACTTCTACTCGGAACAAGGCACGACGATCACGGCTTCATTCATCGGAGACATGATCTATCGGCCCGCGTGGAACATCGGGCAGAAGCTAGCGCGTGTGCGAGCGAACTTCGTATCCGGCCAGAACTCCACCGACTTCCGGGCTCAGGTGGTCGCTCGCGTCGCGGGCAATACGGCGAACTTCACTGTCTCCCGGCCGTTCTCCACTACCGAAGGCGTTATTGGTGCCGACATCGGAAACGGGATGCCGATCGGCGACAACGTGATTTCATTCCGCATGGCTTACACCGGAGCCAACATCGTCACGGATGTTACCGCGTGGAACCACTTCTATAACGTCTCGCTCCGATGCACCATCTATAATAAGGATGGCACGGAGAACCTTACGAACAACTATCTCGATAACAACATCGAACCGTATGAAGTTGTCGGGGATCTTCTCGGCCGCAAGCTCTCCGCCGTTTTCGACGGAGCTAACGCGATTATGTATTCGTCGGGCGTACAGATCAACCAATTGACGTACCTTGACGGAACCACGGCCGGAAACATTCTGACCGACCTAGAGACCTTCGATCCTGGTTTCTACTGGGCAGTATGGGAAAGCAATCCGGCTAACGGGAAGTACCGCTTCGAGTATGTTCCGTGGCCTTCGACCGTGCGATACGAAGCCGACACGATCGACGGATTCAACTCGCCCGGATCGGCGGCCGATCTCTATAACTCCGTTGACGTTCGGTGGCGCAACGAAGCGAACAAGATCCGGCACACCGTGAGAACTCAAGCGGTTCAGGAACTTACGGACGCCGGAATCACTCGGCAATTCTACATTGATATTTCCGATGAATTGGGGGATGCCGCTAACGCGGCTTACATCGGAGACAACTTCCTTGCAGAACACCGGTACCCGCCGAATGCTGGAACGCTTACGATTCAGCGTCCCATTATGGACAATTACACCGGGCGCATGGTTCAGCCGCACGAAATCCTGCCCGGTTCTCTAATCCGTGTGCGCGGCGTGTCTCCTCGCGTGGACTCGCTAAACCCGACGAACCGAGACGGAGTTACCGTGTTCCGCGTTATCAGTACGGAATACGGGTCTGACGACGCGAGCGCCGTACTAGAGCTAGACTCTTACTCGCGGACGGTTGCACGTGCGCTCGCCGATCTCGCGAACAAGCGTCTCCGGAAACGATGACCTACTGAGGGGAAAAGGAGGAAAGAATGACTGTGGCCTATCCGATGGGAAAGCTCCGGCTTCTGGGTAACCAGACTCAGCCGAAGATGCGATCCCACGACATCATCTGTCTTCATACGATGGTGGGCTATCTGACTTCTACGGACACGATGTTCAAGGCCAACGGATACGGTGGTCTCGAATCTCATTTCGGTGTCGGCGGGAAGTGGGGGCCGGATGCCGGGAAGTCTCTGGACGGAACCGTTTACCAGTGGCAGGACCCGACCTATACGGCGGACGCGAACCTTGACGGGAATCACCGTGTGATCTCGATCGAGACGGCCGACAACGCGCCGCGCTCCGCCGACGACATCGAACCGTGGACTCAGCGTCAGCTAGACGCGATTGTCGATCTCGTCGCGTGGCTCTGTAAGCGCTACGACATCCCGGCCGAACTCATTAAGGACACGAAGCCGGGCCGACGCGGAATCGCGTACCACCGGCAGGGTTGTCGGCATTCTCAGGGTCTCGGCGTTCCCGGGTTCCTGGTTGCCGGTGGAGAGAAGTGGTCGGCGAGCGTGGGCAAGGTGTGCCCGGGTACGCGCCGAATCGCTCAGCTTCAGAACATCGTCATTCCCCGGGTCAAGGCTCAGCTTTCCGGGAAGAACATCGAAAAGGAAGAGGAAGAGATGCCTTTCACTGAGAAGGACGCGGAGCTTTTCGTCAAGACGCTTCTCGGCACCGAAGTTCCGATCTCGGAGGCTGAGGCGGCCGAGATGGACAACGCCGGTATTCCCCGGAAGAAGGGGGACAAGATCAGTCTCCGCTACTTCCTCGGATGGGGCGGAGCCGGTTCGTTCCGTAACTACGGGATGCTTCTCGCGCTTCAGAAGAGCGTGGCCGGTCTCAGCGCGAAGAAGCTGATCGAAGAGCCGGACGCGGAGACCTTCCGGGCTTCGGCGCCGGTTGTCACCCCGGCCGGGGGAGTTGCGGCGTGGTCGCCGCAGCTCCGTCACCTTCTGGTTCTGCTGATCGGCTTCGGGCTTTCGTGGCTGACTACCGATCTGGTTCCGTTCCTGAGCGGTCAGACCGGCTACGGCGCGTTGCTCGCCGCGCTGATTTCGGCGGCGGTGGCCTACTTCACCCCGCTGGTTCCGTCCTATGGGATCGGCAAGCCGGTCGGCCGATACCGGGCTTCCCGCAACGTGACTCCGCTGGACTGAGCCGGAACCTGTTAGGGGGTCGGGGTTTTCGAACCCCGACCCCCGAATCCGTAAGGGGGAGAACCGTGTTCGGCATTGATCCGGAGCTTCTGAAAGTCCTGTCCGGCCCGGCTCTCGCGACCCTTGTCGCTCTGTTCTTCATGCTCGGTATCGTCCGGCCCCGTTCAGCTATCAGGGAAGTCCGTGAAGACAGAGACGCGAGGATCGCTGAAGCGAAAGCTCAGACGGCAGATTATAAAGAGGCTTACCGACTTTCAGAGGAAGCACGGGCGGCCGATCGCGAAATCTCCCGTCAAGCGCTCGAAGTCGCCAGAACTTCCGAAGCCGCTATCAATGGGCTCCGTCAAGCTCTGGAACAGAGAGGACGCGAGACATGAGCCTTTTCAGGCGTAAGCGGAAAGGATGTGAGCCGGAGTCGGTTTCATCACAGACTGATGGAGCTGAAGCTAGAGCCGCATTAGAGAGAGCGAAACACGCTAAGGAGCAAGCCGAAAAAGATTTAGAGGAGATGCGCGCACACGCGAATCGGAGCAAGGAACAGCGGGTGGCGAATCACTTCGCTCCGACTATTTACGCCGTGCTTTCAAGTAGGCGGGGGGAGAGATGAGAACCGCATTGATAACCGCTTCATTCGTGGCCGGACTTATTCCGACTGCCATCTTCCTTCTCTATTACGGGCTGAGAACCAAGTGGTACGAAACCCGTACCGGCATGGTTCTTTTCCTGATGACCTTGACCACCACGATTAGTTACACGATTTCCATCCTGACTCTGACCATTCCCGAATACTTCGAAGCGGAACACGGCGAGTGGATTCGGATCACGGTCCGATTCGCGCTTGCCGGAGTATCGTGGTCTCTGCTCTGGTTGCTTATCAACGCTCAGATTGTCGGCGAGCGCAGAAGGAAGCGCGAAGCCGACGAACAAAAGGAGAAACTGTGAACGTACGGCGTAAGTACGTCATCCCCGGAGCTGTGGGGATCGTGCTCGCGGGTTCGCTGAGTATGGCGAGCCTGAGCGCGGAAGCCGATTCCCCGGCTCCGACGAAGGAAGACGCGTATGCGGCGCTCGCGCACATTGACCAGGATCAGGCGACGATCAAGGCGTATCTCGATTCCCTGAGCGCGCCGACTCCGACCCCAACCGGCTCTGAGAGCCCGTCTCCGACGGCGACGACGGTTCCCCCGACCACGGAGCCGCCCGTCACGGTTTCGCCGACTGTGGAGCCCACTACGGCTTCTCCCCCTCCGACGGCGACGACTCCCCCGGCCGGGGTGAGCCGCGCGAGCGGTCTCCCGTGGTCGTCCGGTGTCAACCCGCAGTCTCAGACTGCCGCGCGTGTAAACGCCTTCGTGTCCTTCCGGGGTCAGCCGGTGGACAACATCTCGATTTTCCCGGCTCGCGATTCGTGGACGACGCTTTCCGATCCGGGAAACATCACGGCCGCGCTTCCGGCTTCGTTCAACGCGACCCGTGACGATCTGGTCATGACTCTCCCGCTGTGGCCCGGAAACATGTCGGTTTCGAACACCGGCACGAAGGCTCAGTGGGAAAACCTCGCGAACGTGATCAAGGCGAAGGACCCGAACGCTCTGGTTCGTCTCGGATGGGAGATGAACCTCCCCGGGATGTACTGGAATCTCAACTCTTCGAACAAGACTCAGTGGATCGCGTCGTATAACACGGCCGTCGGGTATATGAAGGGTGTCGCGCCCGATCTCCGTTTCGTCTGGAACCCGAACAAGGGGAACGATCAGACCACCGGATGCACGGGTTCGATGAACTGTAGCCGGAGCGCTTTCCAGAGCGTGAAGGCGAACGTCTACGCCTACGGGATCGACTCTTACGATTCGTGGCCTCCGGACAACTCCGACGCGAACTCTTCGACTCACCTGAACTCGCTTCTCGGCGAGTCGCTTTCGTATGCGAAGGCGAACGCGAAGAAGTTCGCCGTTCCGGAATGGGGCGTTGCGTGCAACGTTTCCGGGTGTCAGTGGTCGGGTAACGCGGGTGGCGATAACGCCCGTTATATCAACGATTACATGACGTTCTTCCGGAACAACGCGCCGGACATGGCTTTTGAGGCTTACTTCGATGAGCCCGCGAGCTACATCCGGTCGGCGCTGAGCGTGACCCCGATCGGCACGGCGGCTCCGGCCGCGTACAAAGCGAAGATCGCGGCTTACACGGCGAACTAGCTGGACAACGAAAAGCCCCCACCGGTTGCCGGTGGGGGCTTTTCGTTGTCCAGAACTACTGAGCCGGAGCCACTTCGACATCGGGGACGATCGCGCCCGGCCGCAAGATGAAGTGGTACCGGCTCGCCGACGTGTCCGACGCTTCGAGTTGTTCCACGACAACCGTTACGTTGTCGGACTTCCCGAGAAGATGCTTGACGTACTTGTCATCGTCCGTCTTGCACGTGACGCCGTAGCGAGCCGGGTCCGCCATGTCCACGGAACACCGACCTTCGATTTCGAGCATGATCTTGTCCGTGATGCCGTTCACGAACGAAATCTTGCGGACGATGCGGAAGTTATCCGCGTCCGTTGCAAGGTTCTTGTTCACGTCGTCGGCTTCCTTCGTGCAACCGGCGAGACCGGCCGCGAGAACGAGGAAGATTCCGAGACCAGCGATCTTGCGCTTCATATTCACTCTTTCGTCGGGATTGAAGCCCCCGACCGGTTGTCACACCGGCCGGGGGTCTAGCGTTGTCCGGAGAACCACCACGCTCACCCGGACCACCGATTTCCACTTCGGTGTGTAGAACCTACCACTTCTTTCGCTTCGGCGGAACCCACTTCGTAGGAGCAGATTTCACCGGGCGGGTACATTCTTGCGAGATGTGCGCGCGAATCCTGTCGGGCGGGAAGTCCTGAGAGCACCGTGGACACTGAGCCATCAGTTACCTACCGCCCCACAGTTCGTACACTTCGACCCGTTCCACGAACCTACCTTGAAACAGGCCGGACACTGGTTCTTCTCGTAAACATCGATCTTCACACGGAACCCCCGTTCCATCGTCGTGTGAAGAGCCTACACTACATCGCGCCGATCGAGCGAAGATATCTGCGGATTTCGTCGCGAGCCGCATTCGCGCCGAGAGCCGCGATACGCCGTTTAAACCACGGATCGAGCTTGCCGAGAAGCCGCGCTAGCGGAAGGTTCTCGATCGGCTCCGGCGCCGGTTCGCTCGCCTTGACGAACGTAGTCACGTCGCCGGACTCACCTAAGAGCCGATCGAGAGTAGAGCCCGCGATGAAAGCGTTTCCCTTCTGACCCCATTCGGTCCCCCACGAATTCCGGAACTCGAAAAGGTCGTTCTCGGAGTCGTATCCGATCAGCGCGATTTCGTGTCCGCCGACAACGCTTGCCGTACGGCCGATCTCAACCACCCCGGCGGGGGTGGGATCGTAAAACGTTGAATACCAGTTGATTCCAGCGATGGCCGGACCGTCCTGAAGCGCGAGCGCCACTCCGGCAACACCGCTCAGCACGTGCTGATACCCGCTGATCCAACCCCGGCCGGTCAGAGCCTTACCTATCGAAAGTCCGTCGCACCCGGTGTCTTCGGGCGGGTAGTCGCCCTGATAGTCGTCAAGCCGGGTCGCTTCGGCGTACAGAGCTACCGCGTCGGCTTCCACGAAGAGCCGGGCCTTCTCCGGTCCGCCCGGGATGTCGGAGGCGTAGGGCGCGCACGAAATCGCCGTGAGACCAGCGTTTCCCGTGCAAGATCCCACGGAGCCCTGATCGAACACACGGGCGGCCGGTTGCCACCGAACGGACTGAACGATGGTGTGGGGGGATCGGAAGGCGTAGCCGATGGAACGTTCGTCATGCTTGACGTTCCGACCGAGACGCTTATCGGTCGTCGGCATCCTGAAGAAATCAACGGTCATGCCGTAATCGTACCGCCCACAACGTGATTCAGCCCCGACCGGAGACCACCCGGCCGGGGCTGAAGATGTTTCACGTGAAACTTAGCGGTTCCGCTTCTCCGCGAAGTAGATGAAGCCCACTACTCCGACGATGATCAAAATGAAGCCAATCACATTCGCCATGTCAGTATCTCCCCCAATCCTCACTCTCGTAGGAACGTGGAACAGATTCGTTCTCCGTTTCACGTGAAACGGGCGGAGCCGCCTCGAAAGGCTCAGAGCGCCACTCGCCGACACAGTACGTCGGCAGACTGACTGACTCAGCGAAGCATCCGCGAGCCATACAGTCCATCCGGCTTGGGCAGGAAACTAGGATGATCATCGGTCACATACCGAAGAGCATGATGAACATGCCTACCGTGATGACGACGAGTGTTCCGAGCAACATCGGTACGATTTCCATTATCTGTCTGCCTTCTTCCTCTGCTTCTTCTTCGGAAGCTCTAACCCGGTTCCGCTCTCTATCTGACAGAGGAAGTTCTTCCATGCCCGATAGTCGGATGAGTGCTTACTGATGCCGGTCACGACACACCCTGTTTCACGTGAAACAACGTTCATATGTGAGCCCCCGTCGGGAACGAGATCGTAACCCGTTCCCGACAGGAACCGCTTCAGTGACCGGAGATCGTTGATCACGCGTTCCGGGAAGCGCGCTCAGCGGCTTCCCGGAGCTTGTTCGGGTCAACGCCCGTGGTCTGGGCAACTCGCTCGCCGTACCGGGCGTTATGCTGCTCCGCCCACGTCGGGTTCACGTTCCCCGAAAGTGCCTGCCCCATGCCGTTTCCCTTCGTCGTCCGGCTGATGTCTAAAGACTACACGACATCCCCGGTTCTGTCTAATTTTCCTGAGATCCTGGTTCGTGTTGCGTTTACACGTCGAACCGTGTAATGTTCTTCTTGTCAGCAGGAAACGAACCAAGGAGAACGAAATGAGCACGAACCTCCGATCCGCAGAGTTCAACGGGGTCACGGTCTACGCGGTCCGCATGGCGACGAAGTTCGTTTCGCTCTACTCCAAGGTTGGGGACAAGCCCGAAGACGGTTACCTGACCGTGGAACACCGGACAGAGAACGCGGCTCGCAAGGGTTCGTGGCAGTCCAAGGAAATGCGGAAGGTGTGGGTTTACCGGGGTTACGTCGCGATCTGAGAAAGTCGGTCCGGGGAGTTGAAAAACTCCCCGGACCTGTGTAAGCTCTACATCATAAGGAAACGACGAAGGGGATGCAGAAATGACCGATCGTTGCCAGTGGGGAGTTACCGGGTTCGTCGGCCCGAACTGGACGGGGATTCAGTGCGACGGTGAGAAGATCCACGGGTACCGGACGAAGCTGGACGACGCTTCGGGTACGGCCACCGAATACCACCACGGGAACGTCACCTTCGGGGTTTACTGGAACGAAGGCGACGAGAACGCCGTCGGGCCGGATGACCTGATGAAGCCGCCTCCGGTGGAGTCCGACCCGGAAGACCCGGAGCTGAGCGCTACCGAGTGCTTCGTGATTCAGGTGGACAATTACGAGAACGCCGAAGTTCTGGCCGTTGCCATGTCGAAGGCGGCTCGCGACACGTTCCTTCGGGTCTATAACCTCAACCGGCACACGGACGCGGCGAAGGCGGTCCGCACGACGCTTCTCGTCGGATGAGTCGGAAACGGTCTCTGTTCCGGCGCGTGGTCCGTGGGATCGCGCGCCGGTACGAAGCGAACCAGAAGGCGAAGAAAGCCGCCGAGAAGCGCCGTGAGCGCGCTCAGAAGGCCATTCTCCGGCAGAGCCGGACCACGGCCGGTGAGCTTGTCCGGTCCGGCGATTACGAGTGGTCCGGCCCGGCTCTGCCGGATTCTACGAAGGTAGAACCGGTGATGGGACCGAACGGATGGGAGTTCGTTCCCGTGGCCGGAGCGAGCCGCACACGGCCGAAGGCGGCCGGTTCCTCCCCGGCCGGGGCGAAGCTGTGTGGCGCTCGCACGAAGAACGGCACGGCGTGTAAACGTCGTGGTAAGTGCCCTGATCATCCGCAGAAAGGAAGCTGACATGATTTACCGAATGATCGTCTCGGAGGACAAGGAAAGCATGAACGCCGGTAAAACCGGTGATGGCACCGTGGATCTTCCGGCCCGTCCAGTCGTCGGCGATACCGTCATCATCGGTGGAATCCTCTACACCGTCACCGGAGTCACGATGACGGACGGCGAGCCGCTGATGACCGTGTTCGGTCTACTCAACGTCTGATTTCAGAAAAAGTCCCCGGGATTCGTTCCCGGGGGCTTTTTCGTGCTAAGGTTTACCCATCAGCAAGAAACACCGACGAAGGAGACACCGTGAGCGAGATTCAGAAGGTCATCACCGGAATGAGCTTCGTGGACTACGAAACGGGAGTCAGCTACCGTTTCGAGCGGATCATCGGAGACGTGTTCCGGATCTTCACCCGGGAGTGCATCATTGACCCGTGGGTTATCGCCGGAAGCTTCGAGGTGAAAGACGGGAAGACAGAGTTCTTCTCGGACGAAGGCGAGAGCTTCGAGACAATCGACTCAGTGGATAACTTCGAGATTCTGGCCTTCCTTCAGTCAATCTGATCAGAAGCCCCCGGGTTGCGAGACCCGGGGGCTTTCCTGTAAGCTCTACACATACACCGACGAAGGGACAGAGACGATGAAGTTCGCACCTTGGAGTATCAGCACCGACGATCTGACGCCGGAGCGGATCGAGCTCTTCCGGAACCAGCTTCCTCCGCGCGTCATCATCTCCGACGACGAACTTAAGGCAGTCCTGATTTTCGGGATCGAGCACGAACCGTGCTCCGCCTGTGATGGAACCGGCGAAGAGAAGGTGCAGTGCGACGAGTGCCAGGGCTCCGGCGAAGGGGACGACACGTGCCCGGAATGCCAGGGCTCCGGCAATGACGAAGAGTACGGGGGCGACTGTGAGAACTGTGACGGGGAAGGCGAAGTTTCCCCGGATTCGTGCGATGAGTGCGACGGAGATGGGGAAGTGGACGGCGACTGCACGGCGGACGGGTGCAACGGAAAGGGCTACGTGAAGCGCACGTGATCTGAAAACCGCAGAGAAACCCCCGGAACTTGCGTTCCGGGGGTTTCTTCGTGTAGTCTCTTCACATCAGCCGGAAACACCGGCTACCGACGAAGGGCTAAGAAAATGGCTTCGATCCTCTGCCGCAACGGTTCCGAGCACCGCCACTCCTCCGTTCCGGAGTCCCGCGCGTGCTGGACGATCGGCCGGAACCCGTTCGCCGGTTCCTCCCCGGCCGGGGTGAAGCCGGAGACAAGTCCCGTTTACACGGCTCCGGTTCCCTTCGTCCCGGGGCCGGTCAAGATGCCTCCGGCGCCGGTGGAGGTGACCGAAGGTTTCTGGATTGTCGAAGACGAAGGCGGGAAGGCGCCGGAGTTCTTCAAGATTCAGATGTCCGGCCGGTCGGAGCGTCTGTACGGGAAGAAGCTCGAAGGTGAGTCCTTCGAATACTTCGCGAACGCTCCGCGCTACGTGTCGGCGAACTGGGGTCGGAAGCTCACGGCCGAAGACGCGAAGTGGTTCGGCAAGCTTTACGGCCGGTGCATGATCTGTGGCCGGACGCTCGAAAACGAAGAGAGCATCGCAAACGGCATCGGGCCGGTATGCGCCGACAAGCTCTGAGAAATATTAAAGATCCCCCGGGAAACCGGGGGATTTTCTCGTTTTTCGTGGTAAGCTTCTCTTGTAAGCGAAACCGACGAAGGGACAAGGAAAATGGGGCTCAAGATCCCGAAGCAGATCAAGTGCCCGATCTGTGGGAACTACGTCTGGTCTACCGTGTTCGCGGTTCACCTGATGGCACACGGCGCTAAGCGGAGGTAGTTCGGAAAGTCCCCGGGAAACCGGGGACTTTCCCACTTTCTGTGCTAGACTCGTCTTACCGACGAAGGGAGGACAGAAAATGGCTACCGCAACATGTTGCGGACGGAAGTTCAAGGTTCCATCATTCGCGTACTTGCTCCATCTCGCGATCGCGCACGGCAAGTAAGTACTACCGGCCCCGGGGAATCTCCCCGGGGCCGGACCCCGACGAAGGAGACCAGAAGTGATCACGATTGCATTCTTCCTCAGCGTGGACGGCGGAAAGCCCCGGACCGAAGAGCACATCATGCCGGTTGTGCCGTACGTCGGTACAACCTTCGTCAACCGGGATGGATGGGAGTTTACGGTTACGGAGATCCGGTTCCACGCGAACGGGCACGTTACCGTGACTGCCGAAGCTCAGTAGGAAACCTGAGAAAGTCCCCGGGATTTCGGTTCCGGGGGCTTTTTCTGTGCTAGTCTTCAGACATAAGCTAAACACCGACGAAGGGCCAGACAATGAGTGCGAACGTTGAAATGATCCGGACAACGCCTCAGGGTCAGAAGATCGGGCTCCGGGTCTTCGCCAATGACGGAAGCGGACTTCGGATCGGGCTCACGAACGACGAAGCCCGGAAGCTGATCGAAGACCTAACGGAAGCGCTCGCACAGACCACCTGAGAGAGAAAAGCAGAAAGCCCCCGGTGACCCTGACACCGGGGGCTTTCGCGCGCTCAATCCGCCTAGCCGACGAAACCGGCGAAGAGCGCTAGGTGGGCTAAGGCGAGCGCGGCCGAAGCGAAAAGGCACACCTTCGAAGCCGGATCGCGCAACCCGAACCAGAGCTTCACTCCCTTCCGGTTCCGGCCGGTCTCGCTCAGTCCACCGGTCTCCCATCCTAGGCCACGGGCGCGACCTAGGACCTTGATCCGGCCATAGATCATGTCCCCGGAAAGGTGAGACCACCACCCGAATAGCGGGAAGCTCCAGATAGCCCACAGAGACGCTGAAATCGTCGCCGAAGCCTCCGGTACCCGGGAAACCAGATAGAGCCCCGGAAGACCCCACAGAAAGCTCAGGATCAGCGCGAACCACGGCCGGTGAGTCAATCCCCGATGTCCGCCGATCGCGTAGCCCCTTCGAGGCGGACCCGGAGCCCACGTGTGATCTATGTCCGGCGACAGATTGCCGCTCGCGAAGAACTGAGCCCCGAAAGCGGCAACGGCCGCCGACATCGGGTTAACCAGAAGGTCATGCCCGGTGCCGACGGCCGCCGCGTTTAAACAGTACGTCGTGCCTAACGTGTAGGTGATCGCGTAGGCCCGGTGCGTCCGCTTCATCACGGGGCTTCAGCGCCGTTCTCAGGCGGTAACCAGGCTTCCCCGGATACTTGGATGAACCTCAGCGGCTCAAGCCCGGAGATCCCCGGCTCAGGGTTGTCCGGCGACATCTGGACGATACCGGTCACCGGGCGAGAAAACACCTTGCCTCCGGCTTTCTTGACTTGCTTCTCCCATTCCGTGATGCAACCCCGGGCGTAAATCTGAACCCGAAGATCGCTCTCGTCCCGACCCGTGAACTCCGGATCAAGCTGGAAATGCACGTTGAACCGTTCGATCTTCATTCCGTCGGTCATTTCTGCTTCCTCTTCCAATCAAGGTAGAAGTCCATGAAATCTTGCCGGTGGTCTACGCCGGTCCTGATCTGAAGCGAGTCCAGATAATCCCGGTGAATCTGAAGCATTTCCTGAGTCGCACGGAGCCGACGGTAAAACGCATCCCATCGGGCTTCGATCCGGTTAATGATCTCGACTTTAGTCCGGTAATCGACGGAGAGCTTAAGAATAGCCGTCGGGACTAAAGGTCTCACTCTTCGAGTGCTCATGTCTAATCCTCACTGAGCCATTGGGGAACTTCTTCTTCCGTGGTGAGTTCGATATTAGTCACAGCTCCCTTCAATGAATAGGGAGCGACATTTCGAAACGTAATATCCCCCCATTCAAGCGGAGCGTCCGGAAGCTCAAGAATCTTCCGGGCTAAGTCGTGACTGTTCACCATTCCTCCTGAATCATCACTTCGCCGGAGTTCCAGCTTACCGTAAGAACCCACGTCCTAGGGTGCCGGAGCAGACAAATAATCCCGAACACCGGAACCCACAGACCTAGGCTCACAATGCACATCATCGCGTGCGATTTGAGCTGAGCCTGAGTTAGCCCACCGGTTCCAATAATCACCGTATCGGGGCTCACGATCTTGAGAACGCGAGCCCCTTCGTTCTCCGCGAGGAAGGCGAGAGTCACAGACTCCCTCCTAGCCTCCATCTGAGCGAGATTCATGCCGTCCTTTCCTGATCCGTCTTACCCGTCTTGTTCGCCCGGACCGGGCCGAACACGTTGGACTTGATCCGCTTCGCCGACGCGAGCGAGCAACCCAGAGCTTCCGCGATCTGAGCCGGAGTGAGCGACTGACCCCCCGATTCCTTCTTGAGCCACGCTTCGCCCTGAGCCACAACGGAACCGCCCCGGCCGGTCCTTTTCTGAGCCTGAGCCACGACCGGCCGGGGCTTGAGCCGGGTCACGTTCTGAGCCGAAGCGGGCTCAATAACCAGATGGCTCACTTCGACCGGCTCAGCCTGAGCCGGAGCCGTCGGGGGCTCAGGCTCCGTTTCCGGCTCAGTTGCCTCCGCCTGAGCCTGAGCTTCGACCGGCTCAACCGGGGTCGGCTCAGGCTCAGCCGGAACGATCGGCTCAGGCTCAGTGAACGCCTGAGCTGGAACGATGACCTGAGCCAATTCGACCGGCTGAGCTTCCTCCGGCTCAGCGTCCGTTTCGAGCCACATCAGGAGCAGAGCCGCGACCGGGGGAAACAGAGCCACGACGAAGCCGGAGGCTGAGCCAACGGCAGAAGCTCCGTTGACCCATAGCGTCCAGCTCAGCGAAACAGAGCCGAGAACGTACGCCTTAAAGTCCAGTTTCCCCCGGACGGCGAGCGAGATCAGGATCAGCTCAGGAATCGCGGCCGTCCCGATGGCGGAGCGCTGATAGAAATTCGTGTCCGGCGACCACTTCTGAGCCCAGTGAACCCCGTGAAGGTAAGAGTTCACGAAGGCGTAAGTCGTGAGCAGAGAGACAAGGCTCCGGCTCACGGACCGTCGGTTCATGCGGATCTTCACGTCTACTCCCGGTTAGCTGCAATGAGCCCGGAACCGTCTTCCGGACCTTCGTCGGTGTCGTCTCCTTCCGACTCGAAGCCGGGTGAAGACTGGTCAAGCTCCGGGACCTGAGGCACGTTTTCGAACTGAGCCTTTAGGTACCCCCGAACTTGCTTAGCTCCAATATAGGGCCTTCCCGGCTCAATTCCAAACGGTTTCAGCGAATCAGCCAAATTCTTGCCATTTACGCTGGTCAAGCCGTCTTCGTGCAGAAGCTCAATTAGTCGAGCCGTAGGGAGCACATCGGCTTCCGCACGTGTAAACGCCCGTAGAACGGTCCCGACCGGCTCAGGGTACCGAGACCCCATCGGGATCACGTTCGACGGCCGGTGAGCCGCACGAAGGCTCACAGCGGCGCTCGCGACCCGTTCCAGCTCTTCGAGTCCGACAAGGTGACACCGGGTCCGGCCGACTCCGACCGTGATGGAAACCCCCTTCTGATCCGGGTCCAGCCAATCGGCCCGATACATCGGTCCGGCTTTCCCTAGGATCGCTTGCGACCCGGAAACACCGGCAATGTAGAACGCCGTCCGACGAATCACCATGTCGCGGAGATCCACCGGAATCACCTTCGAAGAAGGACGCTGGGACGCTAGAATGCAGAAGACCCCGAAAGCCGGTCCCATCTTCACGTTGGAAAGAAGGATGTCTAGGAAGTCCTCCACTTCGTCTTTGTGCTTCTTCAGGAGATCGGAAGTAATTACCGCCATCTCGTCAATAACGGTCCATTCCGTAGTAAGGTTCAGCTTACGGGCAACCGGCCCGGAAAGCTTCGCGTACTTCCCGAACATGAGTTGCCTACGCCGATTAATCTCTTTCTGCTGAGCCTTGACGTGCTGAGTAGCGAGCCGGAGAAGCTGAAGATCCGAGTAATTCGGGTTCGCAATGAACGTCTTCGCGACTCGCTCAACCGGCGCGAAGTCCACGGCTTTACCGTCGATCATGTGGAGTTCGGCCATCGGGTCAAGCATGATCGGGACGATGAGATTAGAAAGGAAAATGGTCTTTCCCTTACGCGGCGCTCCGCCGACGATCCATCCGCCTCCGTCGCCTTCTTCGACAAGACGCGCGAGCCACGGAGAGGAATCCGCGAGAACGCCTAGATCGCATTCGTACTCCCACAGGTCGATCTGTCGCGGAGCGACAACGAGAGGGTTCGACGTGGGCGGGAGAGACCAGGGGTCACGGTCAAGGGACAGAAGCCGGACAAGCGAATCATCACCGGCGACGGACTGTGTAAACGTCGTCAGCTTGTCCTTCTGCATCTTCTGCGCAAGCGTGCCAACCCCGGCCGGGGAGAGAGCCTTCGACGCGTCGCCTTCGGACGGAATCCGCACAGTGACCGTGTAGCCCGTTCCCCGGGAAAGCCGGGCCGGAGGATCGACAATCGCGACAACGGGCGGAGTTTCCTTTTTGCGCTCGCTCGCCGGAATGGTAACCTCTTCGAAGATTCGCCGGATGAACGACTCTCCGGCCATCCGCTTAGTCTGAACCTCCGTCATCACCGGATCGGTGTAGCCGATGAAGAATAACGTCGCGACGTGAACCCAAATGAACAGAGCCGCCCAATACCACGGCTGAACGATCGCGTAGACGAGAACCGTCGTCCAGAGGAAGACGAAGAGTCCCATCGTCCACCGACGGCGCATCGTCACTTCTTCGTGCTTCGTCGGGTTCGTCGCCCGTAGTTCTGCACGGTCGGCCGCATTCAAGAATTGGTGGCCCTTGCGAACTACCTTGTCGAGCCCACGGTATTCCGTGGCAATCGTCTTTCCTAACGTCTTCGGGTGGAGTACGGATATAAGTCCGGCAACTCCCCGTTCGTACCAAGTTGACGCGTTCACCGTTTAAACTCCCCTCAGAGTTGAAATGAAACCGCCCCGGCCGGGGCTTCTTTCGAATGCTCCGACCGGGGCGTGTTTACTGGTAAATCAGGAGTCGAACTCGTCCGGCTCCGGGTTGTCCTTCAACCACTGAAGAGCGGTCTCCTTCGCGGCGCTGGACGCGTCGCCGAAGGCGTAGGGCTTGTTCCCACCCTTCTTCGCCGGAGGAAGAACCATGATCTGAGCGAGGATCTTGCCGGAACCGGTACCCGCGAGCTTCCGCGAGTAAACCCCGTCCATCTGCTGACCCAACATTTGATTCGAGATGTAGAGGTCAGAAACCAGGAACGGGGGGACAAGGGGCTCTTCGAGCTCCGCCGTAACGTCGCCGTCCTTGTCCACGATTTCCGAAATCGGCTCGCCGTCCAGAACGACCACATCGGCCGTCCAGCGGTCAACCGGCGCGTTGTCCGGATACTGCGGGTTCACGTGCTTCCGATCGACCTTCTTCGGAATGACGAGAACCGTCCGGCCGACGCACTTCGCCACGGTCACTTCGGCCGGGTCACCGGCCGCGTAAGTCGCCTTCCGCTCCACACCGCCCCGGGAAAGCATCTTGATCGTGGGACGCTGAGAGAAGTTGACCTTACCGGCGCTTTCGAACATGTCGTCCGACATTTTCCGTATTCCTTTTCGTAGACGTGACGTGAGGTAAACCATATTCAGTTATCGAGTGGGGGCGCCGGATTCGAACCGGCACTTATGACGGGTAACGCCCGAATGCTCTACCACGGGTTCACGTTCTAGACCGCTCGCCCTTTAAGCTAAAACCCCCTCGAATATTCAGTTATAAGTGACAGGGTACCAATTCGCCTGTCTCCCGGAGCAAATCACTAACCGATTCCATTCGGCGCTCTGCACCACTAGGAATCTCCGGCCCTTACATTCGATTACTGAGAAATCTGAGCAATCGCGAGAAGAAGAACAATCGCGGTGAACAGATTCCAGAAGAAGCTGATGACCTTGACGCTACCGCTCAGGGGCGGACGTTCCTTCGTCGTGTCGGCCGCCGAGATGACTGCCGTACTGATCACCTTACACCCGATCAGGAACCAGAGAAGAGGAAGGATCATCGTGCAACCCGCTTCCCGGTAGACGGCTTCTCGGCGCGGAAATCCTCACGCTGAGCCTTCGGAGTCCACGGTTTCATGTGCTTCGCCATTGTCGGTGTTCCTTCGTCGGGGGAGTAATCTCGTCGGGATCATGCTCTGTGAGCCTACCATGCGTTCGGCGGCTTCGAACAGAAATTCTGGACTCGTTTCACGTGAAACGAGGCGGACCTGTGTAAACGGGCTAAGCCGGTCGGTCGTCATTCCGCTTGCGAACACCGGCCGGACCGCTCCGGCCCGAATGTCGATCTCCCATCCTTCGACCTGAAAGGCGCACATCTCGCCGTAAAGATCAAGAATGATGAGAAAGTCTTCGGGCCGGAGCGAACCGGTCACCCGGGGAGAGACCACGAATCAGGCTTCGACGGTCTCACGCTTGACGAACCGGCCGTTGACGCGAGCCGGGCCGGTGGACTCGTTCTCGTCGGTCTCCGGCTCGCTCTCGTCGCCGGACTCGTCGTCCGACTCGATCTCGTCCGCGTCGTCGCTCTCGTCGCCGGACTCGTCCAGATCGGCGAGAGCCTCCGTGGCGGTCAGAAGCTTCTCGGCCGCGTCGATCTTCGCCGTGACCTTCTTAAACGCGACGCGAGCCTCCACCACGCGGGTATCGGCCCGCTTGACGGCCGCCTCAGCCGCGTCAAGCTCTTCCTGAGCCCGGTCCAGCCGAGACGGCTTCGCCTTGATCTCGGTACCGTCGTCGGCGACACTGGCCGGACGGCCGTCCCGGTAGAGCTTCAGGGTGTTTTCGGCATCCCGGCGGATCTGAGTAACGCTCGCCATGATCTTTTCCTTCGTTCGTCGGAAGTCGTTTCCCGGTGTGTCCCGGGGTGATGTCTAAAACCTACATCATCCCCGGGACTTCGCGCAACCCGGCTCAGGGCTTGTCGATCGCGCCAATCGGCCCCAAGGTGTCCGGCGAGTCGAGAACGCTCGCCTGAAGCCTCAGAGAGCCCTTCCTAGAGCCCGCGATGCGCTTCGCGCGGTTCCGGTAGGCGAGCGTGAAACTGATCCGCTGAGCGGCTTCCCAACCCCACCGGATATCAACGGGGATGATCTCCGCCTTCTCCGGGGCGTTGATCGGTACCCAAGAGATCATGGAAACATCCTTGCGAACGTTCTCCGGCATCGGGATATAGCCGTTTACACTGTCCGGCTGACCCGGAGCCCAAATGTGAGTCGCGTTCGCATAGATCGCGAGCTGAATCGCGATCTCGTCCAGCCCCATCGGGGCGTTCTTCCCCGTCTTCGTGTCGTCCACGACGAGACGGCCGAAAGAGTCCAGCCGGAGCGCATCGAACCGGCCGCACAACCCGGTGTGAACGTCCAGATTCACGATGATCTGTTCACGCATTTCCGGGACGTACTGAATTCCGGACTCTTCGTGCATCCGCATGAACGCCTGAATATGCTTCCTCCACTCCGGAGGAATGGACTTCAGGTCACGCATTCCGGCTTCAATCTGCTCAGTCCACGCATGGAACGCGGTACCGAGATGCGCGCCGGACTTCGCTTCAGCCGCGTCGATCGCTTCGTGACCGATCTCGTTAAAGGGAATCCACCATCCCTTCGGCCGGTCCTCCATCGGCTCTTCGGGGATCGGCTCCGCGTTCGCACGGGCGTAAAGGCCACGGGTCTTCCCGATTCCGAGAGTCACCATGCCGATAAGCCATTCGTTCAGAACGTACTCATCCGCCCACAGTCCGGCATACTTCGAAGAGCGCGGGAACTTAGTCCGAACACCGGTCTCCGGATGCGGCATCCATCGGCTACCGCCTTCCTCCTGAATCGGGTTCGGCGGAGCCGCAAGCGGAGCTTCATCGAACGGATTATCGAAGAGCGGAACTCCCCCGGCCGGGGCGGTTTCGAAAACGTCAGTCATTGCTTCTCCTTCATCGGGTGCGTAAAACAAGCGTACCGGCCACCACCGACAGTTTCGGGGTGACCGGTACGTGGAGCTAGGACGTGGGGGACTTCGAGAGACCGGCGAGCCGGTACCTCAGAAAGTCGAAGATGATGATCGGCTTCCCGAAGTTCCACACCGCGTCGGCCCGGTGCCAGTAATCATCAGGGAGAACACAGTAATTCCGTTCTACCACTAGATTCCGTTCCTTTCCACCATTGCCGTATTCGCCAGAAGATAAAGCTCTCGGAGGATCGCTCGCCGGATCTCCGGGCTCTTCTCGGCCGGACATACTTCCGTGCATCCGTAGCAGCACAGAAGAGGGGACACGCCTCCGTCTTCGTCGTATCCGGTGGCGAGTTCGTGAAGGTGAGCACAGTGCCCGCATAACGGGCACTGTGCGTGGGGGTTAGGCTGCATTCAACTTCACGGCCGGAATCCGGTACCGATCGAGAACCTTCGTAGCGACCTTGATCGAGATCATGTCGGAGAGTTCCGCCTTCGTCGTCTTTTCCGTGAACGCGATACCGAGACCGGTCGCGAACTTCTTCTGAGCGTCGCTAGGCGGAGTCTTCTTCTTTTTCCATGAGGCCGACTTAGTGGAGTAGGTTCCGGCCGGGTCAAGCTCAGCCGCTACCGATTCACCCCACGCCTTCGCGTATTCGAGGTTCATTCCGTCGCCGTACCGAACTCCCTTCTGATGGATTCCGCGACCGGAGAACATCGTTCCAATCATAAAAGTCGAATAGCTCTGGTCTTCCGGGTAAATGACGAGAAGGAAGTCTTTCAGCGGGATAAACCAGAACCCGCGCTCCGTCTGAAGCCACACCGACTTAGACGACGCGAAGAGATCAATGATCTCCGTCTTGATAGTCGTAACGTCTACGGAGTGCTTTTCCTTCTCCTTCTTCTCCCGACGCTCTTCGAGATCAATAAGCGTCTCGTCGTCTTCGATCTCCATTCCGGCCGTAGTCTCGGAGAGATCCGCGATCGTAGCGAGCTTCACGCCTTCGCCACCGGTCGGGCACAGAACCAGGCAATCGACCTTCGGGTTACGTCGCCAGATGAACGGCGAGTCCGCGTCGTGGTTGTCTGACGGGCGGAGCCCGCGACCTACCATCTGAGCGAAGAGACCTTCGTTCTTCGTCATCCGGGGAATGACGAAAGAAATCTGGGGAAGGTCGAACCCTTCCGTCAACACCATGCAATTGACGAGAACCTGAAGATCCCCGAACAACACCTTCTTAAAGATGAGTTCGCGCTCTTCGTCCGCCGTGCTGTCAATGATCAGGCCCGACGGAATACCGGCCGCGTTCAGCGCATCACAGACCAGCGTGGCCGAAGCCTGATCCGGCATGAACACGATACCCTGACGATCAGAAGCGTATTCGCGGATCATGTGAGCGTAGACGTTCGCCGCGTCGCTCTCGATCATCGCATCGGCCACCGATTCATCGGTGTAGTCCGAATAGCCCTTAAGGCTCGCGATGTCCAGCCGGATCGCTCGCGCAATCGGATTGACGAGATAGCCCTTACGGATGCCGAACATGATATCCCGAGTAAACACGTTCTCTTGGAACGTATCGCCGAGACCCAACTTATCCGCGCGCTGAAGCGTGGCCGTGTAACCGGCGACGACAGTCTTAAAGTCCGGATCGAAAGCACCGAAGTACCGGAACACGCGCTGATAGATCGGAGCCGCGCCGTGGTGGGTTTCGTCCACGGTGATCCAAGAGAAGTAGTCCCGGGCGACTTCGAGGATCGTCTTCCCGTAGTCCGTACCGTCTTCGAGGATATCGCCGGACCGGCCTAGAGTGGCTACGGACGCGACAACCACGTCCGCATCCCATTGCCGGAGCCGCTTCTTATTGAGCGTGCCGACAACGCCGATCTTCAGCTTCGGGGCGATTGCGTGAAGCTTCGAGACGGTCTGTTTCAGAAGCTCATTCCGGTGAACCAGGATCAGCGTCCGGCCGCCGTGCTCCGTCTTCTCGATCTTCGCCAGATGGGAGAAGATCACCGTCTTCCCGAGACCGGTCGCCAGAAGCGAAGTGAAACGTCGAAGCCCGCACTCGCGAGCCTTGAAAGCCGCGCTGATCGCTTCGTCCTGATACGGACGGGGAGGAAGAATCTCCGGCATTACTCAGAACCTCCTTCGTTGTGAACTTCCTCCATCATAGCGCGGATTTCGTCTTCCGTCTCCCGTTTCTCGGATTCCCGGAGAAGTCTCGCGAAGTCCTGAGGAAACTCTTCGGTAAGCGCGAGCATCGCACGGCGCCGGACACGCTGAGCGCGAGCCATGTTCGCCCGACGCTGAGCGGATCGGGCGTACTGCCGTCCGTACTCCGCATGAGCCTTACGACAGGCTTCGTCGGTGTCTTCGCCACGCGCGATGTGTTGCCGGTATCTCTGCTCAGTTCCGCACACGAAGGCCATTACGCGCCCGTTCGCTTGATAACCGGCTGACCGATCAGCGTCACGGAGTTCTCGGAAGACGAGAAGAGAATACCTTCGATCTCGCGCGTCTCGCCTTCGATCTGAACGAAGACGCGAGTAGCCCCGTACTCTTCGGAGGAAGACGTAAGCACAGAGACAACCGTCTTGAGAGACATCACCCCGTTATCGGGGTAGCCGAACTCAACGGCCGGATACTTGATACCCGCCATGAAATCTTTCCCTTCGTCGGTTCTGCTGTGTGCTCAGCCTACACAGAGCCGCAACCGTCCGCAAGTGACCGCAGATAGCCGCAACCGGCCGCATCCGTGGTACGGTCTACCCCATCACCCCGGCCGGGGAGGAAGAGCGGCACGGATCAAGCTGACGGGTACCCGGCCGGGGCGAACCAGAGCGCCGACGACGAAGGAGAGCGAATGTCTCAGGAATGGCTGAGCCGGAAGGAAGCCGCTCAGTATCTCGGAGTGAGCGCGGATACCGTTGACCGGCTCGCTACTCGCGGAACCATCACGAAATACCGGAACCCTGAGACCGGCATGGTTCGCCTGAGGAAGAGCGAGCTAGACGACGCTTTCCAGCCGGTGTTACCGGTTGGAGAGATCCGGTCCGAAGCGCTCAGTTTTCGGTAGA